ATGGAGCTCCGGCACTACCAGTTCAAACCCTATATTTAAACTCTGTTAAACTAAGATTAGTTATGGGAGTTTATTCATTTGTCTTTGGTTGGTTTAAAACAAAAACCAGACAATTTTGGAGCGTACCCTTCATCTCACAAAACGAGAGAATGGTATATTTAGAAAGAGTTATAGAAGATATTAAAAAAGATTTAAAGAAATGAACAATCTAGATAAACAATACACAGACCTATTAAAAGACATTCTTGAAAATGGAATAGAGAAAAACGATCGTACTGGAACTGGTACGATTTCTGTTTTTGGCAGGCAAATTCGCCATAAAATGTCGGAAGGGTTTCCACTCTTGACAACCAAGAAAATGGCTTTCAAATCAATGGTTACAGAGTTACTCTGGTTTTTACAGGGCGACACTAACATTAAGTATCTTGTTGATAATGGTTGTAACATTTGGAACGGAGATGCTTATAAAGGTTATGAGAAGGAATGTGTAGCGCATGGAGTAGATCCAATGTCAATAGAACAATTTATCCAGGCAATTAAGAACTACAAAGACGATCGAGATTGGAATGAGAAGATTAAAACTCCAGCTACTCATTTTATTCCAGACCTGACAGGTTACCAACTCGGAGACCTAGGTCCAGTTTATGGTAAACAATGGCGCAAATGGCAAGGTTGGATGAAATATAAAAATGATGATGGAAAGACTGGATTTGGATCTCTTTGGTACGATCAAATACTCCGACTTATTGCAGACCTTGAAAAGAATCCAGATTCTAGAAGATTAATGGTTAATGCATGGAATGTTGCGGAAATTGACAAGATGACTCTACCACCATGTCATTATGGATTCCAAGTTTACACACGAGAATTAACCTATTCTGAAAGATATAAAATATGGTTTAGTAATAATTACGAAACTGGTATGGAATACCATGAGCCAAATATCCCTAATTTTGATGATAGTTATTATGAACCAACTCCTACTCGAGCAATCTCGTTAATGTGGAATCAGCGTTCAGTCGATACATTCTTAGGTTTACCATTTAACATCGCATCTTACGGCTTATTGTTATTGATGTTAGCAAAACGCGTTAATATGGTACCTGATGAATTGATTGGAAATCTTGGAGATACTCATCTCTACTCTAATCATATTGAACAGGCCAAAGAACAAATTGGCAGAAAATACGACCATGAAGAGAGACATGAAATGTTAAAAGAGGCAATGGGACCAATACTGTACCAGTCAGCAGTTGCTGAATTAATGCCATTTGGTGGAGGTCTTTCTGAATATTATGATGCTTATAAGATTCCATACTATAGCAGAATACCTTTTGAATTGCCTAAAGTTGAATTAGATTTTGAGTATACATACTTTGACGGGTACATTACTGAATTTGATAAAATCAATAGAGATTCTATTAAGTTGGTAAATTACAAATCGCACCCAGAAATAAAGGCGCCTCTTTCAAATTAATGAAAACATTAGTAATTTCAGACACCCATATAGGATCTAAAGGATGTCAAACTGATTTAATTTTAGAATTGTTAAAAGACAATTCTTATGAACGATACATTCTTGTCGGAGATATAATCGACGGATGGTTATTTACAAAGTATAAGAAATTCTCATACGACCATGCCAGAGTTATTCGTAGACTTTTAAAATTGTCTAAGAATAAAGAAATCATCTGGATCTCAGGAAATCACGACGAGTTCTTGAGGAAATATACACCAATTGAATTAGGTAATATTAAAGTCGTAGATGAGTACACTGAGAATGGAATATGGTTCTGTCATGGTGACAAATATGATGGTATTGTTAAAATGCATTGGCTTGGAATGTTAGGATCCGTTGGATATGATTTGGCAATTGTAATTGACCGTTTCCTAAAAAGATTTAATAAGAACACAAGTTTATCTAAATTCTTAAAAGACAATGTTAAGGCTGCTGTTTCATTTATGGTTGATTTTGAAAATGAAATGGTTCGTCAAGCTAGAAAGAGAAATTGCCATACCGTAGTATGCGGACATATTCATACTCCAGACGACAAAGAAATCGACGGAGTTAGATATTTAAACTGTGGAGATTGGATAGAGAACAACTCATTCATAGTTTACTCAAATAATAAATTAACATTATGCACGAACTTCTAACAATTGTTATACCTTGCTATAATGAGGAGAAATACATTGGTAGAGCATTACAAAACATCCATGATCAGCGGTTTTCAAAATTTATAAGAATTATAATAGCTGATGCTGGTTCTACCGATGCAACGATTGAAATTATCAATTCATTTAAAGATAAATTAGATATTGAAATTATCAAAGGAGGTTTACCTTCGGTTGGTAGAAATGCAGGTGCAAGATTAGCAGATACTCCATGGATTCTATTTCTAGATGCTGATATAACATTCACGCGTGATTCAGTAATATTTGATGCGAGCTATCACATGTTATTTGACGAATATGATATGTTAGGAACAACTCCTAAATATTTTGGAGAACTAGATTTTAGAGCAAACACAATGTTCTTTCTTAATAAGTTAGCAACTTGGTTTCTTTCAAAAACCAGACCTTTTGCAATTGGAGGATTTACATTAATTAGACGAGATGTTTTTATTGAATTAGGAGGATATGATGAAAATGCACATCAAAGCGAAGATTGGCTACTTAGTCGACAAATCAAACCAAAGAACTTTAAATTAGTATTTGATTTAATTACGCAAGATAACCGAAGATTTAAAAAATATGGTTACCTTAATATGATTAAATTACTATACAGAAACTGGAAAAATCGAGACAATATTGAATATTTCTATAACGCACAAAATTACTGGGACTAATGTTTATCCACATAACACCTGACGAATTAGAAGAAGAATTTAGACAATCATGGAAATTAGGGTATCTTACACAACCCTCAATAGATTACGCAACAAACGCAATACACGTCTGGTTTGAAGGTAAAGACTGTATAATTTTCCGTTTTGAAAAATATGGTTGGTTTAACGATAACAGATACAATACTTATTTAATCTCTTCTGGCCCAGCCGGAATTACAATATCAATAACAATACCATAATGAAAAAACTATTAATTCTACTAATATTACTTGTCACTACTTCGGTTTCAGCTCAAAAACTAAGAGACAATTTAAAGGTTAATAATGAATATTTTAACATTGTCTATTCTGAAGTTCTACAACAACCAAAATCAGTTAATTATGTTGTTCGATGTCCAGATGGAACAGCTTCCAGAAGTGGAATGGAATTCTATACAATAGACGGTATTAGAACTTCGGATAGTTATGATTACGTTGATAATCAATGGGACAAGGGTCACATGGCGCCAGCCGCTTCCTTTAACTGTAATTCAAAAATGTTATTTACAACATTCACTTATGTCAACTGTGCTTTACAACAACAGGCCCTGAATCGTGGAGTTTGGAAAGCTTTAGAAATTAGAGAACGTGCCCTAGCAATGAATAAGACCGTTTCTGTTACAATATTCATTGACTTTAATAAGCCAATCAGAAGAGTATCAGGAGGTGCAGCGATACCCTCTGGGTTCTACAAAGAACTTAGATATGGTAATATTAAAGAATGTTATTACTTCCTGAATGTAACTCCGGCCACTCGCGATATTAATGCATATAAATGTAATTGCCGCTAGAATCATATCAAGATATATAAACTCTAACAAGTAAATATATTTTATTATGACATGACAAATCCAATACCAAAAATCCTAGAATGGTTACATAAACTTGCATCTGATGAAAATGGATCTCCATCTTCAAAAAGAGTAATTGGAATTTTATCCAGTTTAGCATTAATCTTCGTTTTAATTTATACTAGTTTAAAAAAGACCGATATAATTTTAAATGATACGATTATTAACGCAGTAGCATTACTTGCCTTTGGTTGTCTTGGATTATCTTCAGTTGATAAATTTACAGCGATTAAAAAACAAATTAAAGACGCAACTTCTAATAAAACAACAGACGAAGCGGTAGAAAATACACAAAACTAATATATGGCATACGGAAATAAGGTAATAGACCATTTTAATAATCCAAGAAATGTAGGAACTTTAGATAAATCTAAATCCAATGTAGGTACTGGATTAGTGGGTGCACCTGAATGCGGTGATGTGATGAGATTACAAATAGAAGTTAATGATAATATCATAACTGATGCAAAATTTAAAACATTTGGATGCGGTTCGGCAATCGCAGCATCTTCATTAGCAACTGAATGGTTAAAAGGAATGTCGATAGATGATGCAATTAAAATGGATAATATGGAATTGGTAGAGGAACTATCCCTACCACCGGTTAAAATTCACTGTTCAGTATTAGCAGAAGATGCTATTAAAGAAGCAATAAAAGACTATAGACAAAAGCAAGGATCAAAGGCAATCGTATTTGATGCTGAGATAGAATAAACGATACAACTACATCATGGATATTACAATAACAGAAAAGGCATTATCCCATGTTATTTCATTAATGGCGGAACAAGGTGTAACACCAGAAACCCATAATTTAAGAGTTGGTGTTAAAGGAGGAGGATGCAGTGGATTAACTTATACCATGGACTTTGATAATAAGATCGAAGCAGGTGATAATATAATCGAAGCAGATACTGGATTAAAAATATTAGTAGATACCAAAAGTTTTTTATATTTGTTCGGTACAGAATTACAATTTTCCGATGGTCTAAATGGTAAAGGATTTCAATTTGTAAATCCAAATGCAAGTCGTACATGTGGGTGTGGAGAGTCTTTCTCTCTATAATATTGATAAATATAAAAATATAACAATCAACTATGGCAAAAATTACTAAAATAGGCCAAAAAGGTCTAGACTTAATTAAATCATTTGAGGGACTGTACTTAAAACCGTACTTGTGCCCAGCAAATGTACCAACAATCGGATACGGAAACACGTTCTATGAAAATAAAGCAAAAGTAACTTTAAAAGATCCGATTATTACAGAAGGCCGTGCAATAGAATTATTATCATGGTCCCTTTCTAGTTTTGAACAATATGTTGACGCATACTGTATTGATACGATTAATCAAAATCAATTTGACGCACTTGTAAGTTTTTGTTACAATTTAGGACCTGCTAATCTAAAATCTAGCACTCTACTTAAAAAAGTTAATGCTAATCCAAACGATCCAACTATTAGAGCTGAGTTTTTAAAATGGAACAAAGCGGGTGGTAAAGCACTTGCAGGTTTAACTAGACGCAGAACTGCTGAAGCAAATCTATATTTTTCATAATGTCAGAGAACCAAACACCAACTCAAGGATTTATAGACGTATTCGTTAGTAAATTAAAAGAGCAATCTTTTACGATTGTAATTATGCTAGCCGTAATTTGGTATCAAGGTAAAATGATGGAAGAGCGCGTATCCTATTGGCAAAAACTATATGAAGCACAAAAAGCCTATACTGAGCAAACAATAAAGGATGATAAACAAATCATGCTAGACAGAATTCAATATCTACAAGGACAGAGAGACAAGTATGTTGAAGATGCAATAAACGAATTAAAATCAAAGTAATAATATATGTACACTAAAGAACAAATCGAAGCAGCTATTAGAGCAAAAGGATATGTATGGTTTAATGACGATGCAAATAAAAGTTATGATGTTAATATCATAGGTGTTAGAAATAATGCCGCTGCAATTGCTGACAAAGTAACTAATGTCTTTGATGATTTTATGACGCTATCTTTTAAAGAAGGTGGTGTTTGGAAATTCTATCAATGGGCAATTACAACCGATCCTGGAACAAAGGCAGTTAAAGAATTTTCAAATCCAAATGGAGTTGCAAGAGTCGTACCTGGACAATATAGAGGAATGTGGGCCGTTGGTCTACATCAAGGTAAATACGAGGCAATGAGACAAGTTGCTCCAGTAAAAGTATACCGTGATAAAAACAAGGATATGACTTTTAATGAAACTATCATACAAGAAGGTATTTTTGGAATTAATGGACACAGATCTAACCCGAAAACCGAATCTGCTTATGTAGAAAACTGGTCAGAAGGATGTCAAGTATTTAAAAGAATAAAAGATTTTAATGAATTTATGGGACTTATTAATAAGGCCAAAGCAATTCACGGAAACGCATTCACATATACATTAATCGAGTCTACGGATATTAAAATAAGCTAATATGGCCTTACCTTGCCCAGGTTGTCAAACACCTCTAGGAATAACATTAGATTTTATTGTTAAGAATCCTATGTCAGTTTGTCCAAATTGCCAAACTGTATTTAATTTTGCAGTAAGCGAAGAAATCGTAGAATCATTCAGGGAAGCTCTACAAGAAATTGAAGACATTAAAAAACAGTATAATGGTTCAGTCAAATTTGGATAAATCATTAGATATATACTATAATAATACAAAAAACAAAAATTAAATTATGGCAGAATCAATCGCATCTCAATTTACCGGTTTACCTATTGAGGACCTTATCGTTTCACCAATCGTCGGAATGGCGAAAGGTCAAGCAAAACTAAATGATGTAACATGGAAATACATCAGCGAAGTAGCATTCGTAACAGACAAAGACGGTGCAACAACTGCACGTTCATTAGACGTACAAATGCAAAGAGCAGTAACAGATACTAAAACTGGAGAAAAAACAATTAAAACTTTATACTCTAAAGTTCCAATGTTACCTCTAGTTCCACTTCCTTCACTAGCTATTACTTCAGCTGATATTGAATTTACAATGGAGGTTAAAACATCAGAAATTAACAAAGATTCAACAGATTCAAGTGCATCTATAAGTGCAGAAGCATCAGGTGGATTTTGGGGTATGAAATTCTCAGTTAATATGTCAGGAAGCGTTGCAACTCATAAAGAGAATACAAGAAGCACTGATAATTCAGCTAAGTATAATGTAAAAGTACACGCTGAGCAATTACCACCAACTGAGGGAATGTTAAAACTTTCTGATTATTTAACTCAAATGTTAGAACCAACCGATATTCCTCCGGCTAAAGATCCAGAGCAAGGTTAATAATTTTTAGTTTAAAACCTAAACTAATAACTAAACCCGATTGGAAACAATCGGGTTTTTTTGTGTATAACCCTAAAATAATTAAGTCAAATGGCAAAATTAAATATTGAAGAACTTCTTGGCGGTCTGTTAGAAGCAGCAATGGTTGCACAGGGAATTAGTGAAAAACAACACATCAATTCTCTAGCCAACTATTTTGATGATGGAGTTCCAAAGACGGTAGATTTTAAAGTAGGAGAAAAGACTGTTACGGTTCCTCTCTATATTTTAGCAGATCATTCATCAATTGGACTCAATGAGTTAGATATAGAATTTGAAGCAAGATTAGTTTTTGGAGATTCGACAGATCCAGTTTCTCAGGTTAAAAGATCGATCTTAGGTCTATTTAAAAAGAAAGGTTATAAACATAATCTTGGCGGAATTGAAGTAGATTCAGGTGCTACAAGAAATAATAATTCTGGCATGGCAAAAATCAAGGTTAAATTTACATCAGACAATAAGCCAGAAGCAGTTAGCCGATTAGTCGATCAGTATATCCAAAGAATGATCGCAACTGATAATAAAACAACATAATACGGACAAACTAAGTCGAAATATATAAAACAAAATTAGTAGAGTTTTATATGTTTACGCCAAATCATTTGCACCTTTTGGTTAAGGGGCATATCAAAAATCCGCCAAAATCAGAAGAAATTTTAAACCAATGGTTTAAAGAATTAGTTAACAAAGTTAGAATGGTAGTAGTTGCCGGTCCAACATCAGTTTATGTTGATGAACCTGGAAACGAAGGTATTACCGGAACCGTAACTCTAGCAACATCACATGCTGCAATACATGTTTGGGATAAACAAGAACCAGCAATGTTTCAATTTGACATTTATTCATGCTCTTGTTTCGAAGCGTCAGAAGTTATTGAACACTTAAACGAATTTGAATTAATAGATTGCGAATGGTTATTTATTGACCGAAATGAAGGACTTAAAATTACAGAAAAAGGATCAATATAATAATATGAGTGCCAAAGATAAATTAGACCAGTTTCATTACCATGAAATGCTAGACCGATTACATGTACTAATGAGTACTTTAGATGACCATATTATCCAGCATCCAGTATGTAAATTAGAGAAAGAAATTGGTAAAAGTGTTGAAGAAGCGCTCTCTCTTTTATGGCACGCATACCAAGATACTGGTAAAGTCATTCACGATAGATTTGATTCAGAAAAATAAATTGAAAAGAAGTTTTCGCACAGAGTGAAACTTTTTAAAATAAGTAGATATATAGATTACAATATTATAAATTAAAGAAATAATGCAACAAATACAGCAAAATATAGGCAATGTACACATGAACTTATGGTTTAGCAATAACCCGTATGCAGGATGTGATCTGTCGCAAGCTCTATTTGATATGAAGAAAAGTTAATATTTTTAAACTACATATATAAGCAACTAGAGCCCGACCTAAACAGTCGGGCTTTATTATTTTATATGGAAAGTTCTTTGACATATTGGTGAAAAAAGTACGAGTTGGTCTTGGAGGTCAGTGGGACTGCAAATCCCACGGAGTTGGTTCGATTCCGACCTTGTACTCAACGGAGCGGTGGCAGATGAGGTCATTGCGCTGGACTGAAAATCCAGAGGAGTTGGATCGATACCAACCCGCTCCACCAAGAAAGTTGATTGGGGAATAGTATACTGTAACCTGATGATGGAGGTGGTATATAAGAGTTTGGAATCATCTTAGTAATGCCAATCGTAAAAACAGATGTCCACTGAACCATCTTCTGTTTTCTTTCTTTTTACACGTTTGTGGTGCAATGGTAGCATACCGGTCTCCAAAACCGTTGATGGGAGTTCGAATCTCTCCAATCGTGCAATTTAAATTGTTGCTGGTAGGTGGTGAAATTTGGCAGACACGACCTCCCGTCTCGGGGTTAAAGACCGGAAATAAAGCGTAAGCCTAATCTCTTTGTACTGGTTCGAATCCAGTCCTACCAGCAGTGATTAAAATATTTTTTAAAGTTTTTAAACAATACTAATTTTAATCATATAATGATAGTAACGTTCTTAAAGATATTGGATAAAATAATAAAATGCTCGGGTGATGAAACCGGTAGACATGCAAGACTTAAAATCTTGTGGACATTTGTCCGTGCGGGTTCGATTCCCGCCCCGAGTACCAAAAAGTAAAATATGAAAAAAGTAGCAGGTATGTTAGTACTGTCGATTCTATTCCTTTCTTGTAAAAATAAGGGTATAAAATATAAGTACAAAATTGAAGGTCAAGTTTCAGTCATGATCGAAAGACAAGTTGATTGGAATGAAGTAAATGTAACACAAGAACTTCGACCAGCAATCGCATATACCGATACAATATACGGCATGAATAAAGATTCAATCTGGTATTATAATACCGACGGATCTAAGTTAACCATATTTGAGCCGTATACTGTAAGTTTATTAAAATAATATATAGCGGGGTAGAGCAGTGGTAGCTCACGAGCCTCATAAGCTCGGGGTCGCAGGTTCGAATCCTGCCCCCGCAACTAAAGAGTATGGACGGAGCAGCAGAATTCTAGATAGCAGAAGTCTCAGGTCCTAACTCTTCTCGGGGGATTAGCTCAGTTGGCTAGAGCACTTGCCTTGCACGCAAGGGGTCATCGGTTCGAATCCGATATCCTCCACATTTGGCCCTGTCGACTATCGGTTAGGTCGCCAGGTTTTCATCCTGGAAAGTCGGGTTCGACTCCCGGCAGGGCTACAAATTTTAGAATACAAAGGTCCTGTAGTTAATCGGCTATAACGCCGCCCTGTCACGGCGGTATGCCGGGTTCGATTCCCGGTGGGACCGCAATTAATATTGTATATGATAAACGGGTACCATACCTTTTACAAATTTAAACATGAATTTTGGAAGTTTCATCCAGAAGAATGGGATGCGATTGATGTTTTAGCACAGTTGACTTCTGTTTTGTTCTGGAAAAAGAATTATGGTCCTATTAAATTGTATGCAAATACAGATCATTTAAATCTTATTAAGAAATACGGTATTGAAAAGGAATATGATTTTATCGATACTGATTTATTAGATTCTATACCTCATAAAGACAAGGCATCTAGGTATTGGAGTTTTTCTAAGATTCATGCCGCTAAAGAAATAGCAAAACATGATACTGAATTCTGTATTATCGATACTGACTTATGGTTAAAAGAACCTGGTCTTCTTAAAAATGATTGCGATTTTACAGCATTTCATGAAGAATTCTTTGATGTGAATGAAAAATTTAATAATTATCATGACGCTATAAATTGGATGGACCAACAAGACGTTGATAGATTTGATTGGTCTTGTTGGCCTGTAAATTGTGCAATCATGCACTTTAAGAATAGAACTCAAGAATTAATTAACACTTGGTATGATGAAGTTACTAATGTAATACTATTAGATAAGAATCCTGATTGTAAAAAAAACATAAGCAACAGCGCGATTTTTGTAGAACAGAGAATGTTACCAACAATTGCAAATAAATTAGGAGTATCTTATAATATTATTAAGCCAAATAAATTTATAGTTGGTTCACATTATTACAATATACCATGGAATGAAAAATGGATTCCATACTTAAACTCTTCAGAAGAGAGTATTAGAATAGAAAAATCAATTGTCCATGTATGGGGTAAAAAAATGAAATATAGTCATGATGGATTGAGAAGAGGGATCATTCGCAATATTATGATGGATATTACAACCGCATTTCCTGGAATTGATACTAAATATGAAACTCTATTTAAAGAATGTCATGATATTTATTTCAAAAGTGTCTCGATCCGCTCTGACGAAAGTTAACGACGAGGTCTCGGTAGGCAGAACGTGTCTGATCCTACCCATAATGCAAGAATAGCTCAGTTTGGTTAGAGCAAGCTTCAGTACTTCGCCCATTGAAACCGGCAAGGAACATAGCCGTGCCGCTGGTTCGATTCCAGCTTCTTGCACTATTTTTTATCCTGAGTCAAAATAAATTGATCAGGATTTTTTATGTCAAATATTTTGTTTATATTTACATAAGAAACAAAACAACAAAATAGAGTATAAACTACATGAAAGTAATATTTTTAGATAATGACGGAGTAATTTGCCTTTCTACGGAATGGGGAGGTCGACATAAGAAACAGCAGAAAGCTGGTCGTAAAATGAGCCAATCGGTTAATTCATTAGATGTTGAATATCGTTTTGATAACTTTAACAAGAAGGCCATCGCAATACTTAACGCAATCATCGAGGAAACTGGTGCAGAGATAGTAGTATCATCAGATTGGAAAAAACATGCAACCCTTGAAGAGCTGGGTGATTACTATGAAGCACAAGGAATCATTAAGCGTCCAATCGATACAACTGCATTCTGTCGAGACCTATATAATGATGGAGGAGCAGCACATCTTAAAGATGAAGATATTAATTGGAATCAAACTTGGATGTTAGAACAAGAGCGACATGTTGAAATCTTAGAATGGTTAACGCGTCATCCAGAAGTTACACATTGGGTTGCAATTGATGATTTAAACATGGCTAAGAACTATGAAAATATTGAACGAACTTGGGGACTAGAAAACTTTGTTCTAACACCAAGGTCTTTAGAAGGTATTAAACAATCAGGAATTAAAGAGAAAGTATTAGAATTTTTAAAATAAAACTATATGAAATATATTTCAATTGACATCGAGACCACAGGATTAGACAGAGATTTATGTCAGGTCCTTTCGATTGGCGCAGTCATCGAAGACACTAATAATATTAAACCATTAGAAGAGCTTCCAACGTTCCATGCTGTGATTAAACGCGAAAGTGTTTATGGTAGTATTTTTGCTCTAGATTTAAATAGAGACTTGATTCAAGCCATGAAAAACTATTCTGTTGCAAAAACAGACGGGGCAAAGAAACAAGTCGAAGAAGACTTTGGCGCTAAATTCTACAATGAAGATGAGGTTGTTGAAGCCTTATACCAATTTTGTTACAGGAATGGCTTAGTAGAATTCGATGACAAATTAGTCGGAAAACATGTAAAACTAGTTGACGGTATTATGTACCCTATTCTAACAGGAAATATGGACAAAGTTCATTTCACTGCAGCTGGTAAAAACTTTGCATCATTCGACCAACAATTCTTGGTTAAATTACCAAGATGGAAACAAGTATTTGCTATTCGTAGCCGAGTTCTAGATCCAGGTATTTTATTTATTGATTGGCACAATGACGAATCAGTACCAAGTTTAGATGTTTGTAAACAGAGAGCTGGTATTGATGGAGCGGTAACACATAATGCGGTTGAAGATGCAATCGATGTAGTAAAATTATTAAGAAAACAATATCAAATCTGGGACTAATGGAATTTAGCTTAAACGAAAAGGAACTTGCTGCTCTTAAAGAATGGCAAGAAAAAATCAAGGACCTATTTGGCGAATACGGTCTATATACTTATAAGTTTACACCAACCGGAATTGGTAGTGCTATTACAGTATATAGTCACTTGACAAAAACAGAATTAGATTTAACAGACTTAGACTCTTGGTAAAATGAAAATAAATCATAAGAAAATAGGAAAGCTAGAAATTCTAGTCTCTTTTCAAAGAACAGAAAATGGTAATGATTTACCAAAACATGTAGCTCTTGCAAAAGGAACTACTCGACCATCATACGAGCCAAAGACCGATAAGATATGGTATAAAACATCTTATAGTCCTGTTGGAAACATAGTATCAACTTATTATTTGTTGTGGGCAGATAACAATGATTTTGCAACCAGCGGTTCAACATATCTACAGACATCAAGTGGCCGTAAAATGAGTTTTAAATCAGCACTTAAGATTTTTAATGAATTAATAAAAGCAACAGAATTTGTATCTTTTAAAAAATTGATTAAATAATACATAAACAAAGGGACGAAAGTCTATATAATAAACGGACGAAAGTCATAATAATAAACCAAAAACAAAACAAAAATGAAAAAAGTAACAATTCTTGCAGCAGTAATCATCGCAATGTTCGTAGCATCTTGCGGTAATGGAACAAACGGTGGAACAACACCAACAACTGATTCTACCGCCGTAGATTCAACTGTAGTAGCAACAGATTCAACTTTAGTTGATTCAGTAAAAACTGACACTTCTCTACCTTTCCATACTCCAATTAACTAATTGGATTTAGGTTAAAATTTTGGGATGCTTCCAGCAACTAAAAACTTTTATGGAAAAAAGCAAACAGCATCCCGTTAATTTGCCCTTGTGGTGGAATTGGTAGACACACTAGACTTAGGATCTAGCGCCGCAAGGTTTGAGAGTTCGAGTCTCTCCGAGGGTACAATAAAATTATTAACATGAGAATAGTAGAAAAATCAGAAATAGTCCAAAGTCAAACCATGACGGTTGGCGATCTTTTAACATTCCTTAAGGAACGCGATGTCCCTCTTGATGCTAAAATCATGGTACAGAGAGTTGAAGACAAGTACTTTAATGGTTTTGATATTTCTGGAATGGATAGTCCTGATGGAATTTTACCAGAAGGTACCATGTCAGAACCATGGGGAGTATATCTTAAAAAAGGATATGCATACTACGAAGCTCAGGAAATAAATGAAAAGATGACAGAAGAAATCAAGAAACGGGAAGAAGGTTTAGAACCTGAATATCCTGGAATTGTAGATCCTACTGAACTCATTCAAGATTTAAATGACACCTCTTTACAAGAACAGTATCATCCAGCATGGAGTCCAGTATTCTATGATGATGAAACTGATCTACTGTTCTTAGATTTACATTATTAATACATAGGCATTTAGCTCAGTTGGTTAGAGCGCCTCGCTGATACCGAGGAGGTCAATGGTTCGAGTCCATTATTGCCTACGCTGATTATTGTTGACACTTATTGACACTGTATTGGACGCGGGTTCGATTCCCGCCACCTCCACAAAATTACAAAACTATTGGGGGTGACCAGGCTTTTGACAGTATAGAATGTGGTAGGGAGAGATGATTAGTAAACGCAAACGACAACTTTGCACTAGCCGCGTAATCGCGGTTGGATTTTGTTAACTAGTGTTAATGGAATTCACGTGGCTACTACGAAAGTGTAGCATTTTTATAAACAAACAGGGATAACCCTATATAATAACAGTACAATAAAAAAACAACAATTATGTTAGAACAATTAGAACAAATCCGTCAAGCTCTTGATACTATTCAAGAAGATGCAGTTAAATTTACTGAAAAAGGTAATAAAGCAGCTGGCACAAGAATCAGAAAACAAATGCAGGAAATTAAAGCTCTTGCACAAGCAGTTAGAACTTCAGTATCTGAGGCTAACAAGGCTTAATTAAGCCCTTTGGGATACCTACAGCAACTACACAAAACTTCAATCTATAATGAACCAAAATGTGTATCCCGTATTTTTGCCTCTTTAGCTCAGTTGGCCAGAGCAGCTGATTTGTAATCAGCAGGTCGTTGGTTCGAATCCGACAAGAGGCTCATGGTTGCGTAGCTCAGCTGGATAGAGCAATTCACTTCTAATGAATAGGTCAAAGGTTCGAATCCTTTCGCGATCACCAAACTTCACCAATATGCAAAATATATTAATAACTGGCGGAGCTGGTTTCATCGGAAGTAATCTTATAAAATCTTTAAGAGAACAATATCCCTATTTAAAAATTACAGTCTTAGATAATTATTTCACTGGCAAACCTGAAAATCATGTTGCCGGTGTTGAATATTATCGAGGCAATACTTGGGAAGCTGATCATATCTTCCGCAACCATACATTCGATACCGTATTTCATTTTGGAGAATATTCAAGAATAGTTAAATCATTTGATGATATTGATTATGTTGAACGTAGTATTCTAGCAGGAACTCCAATTATCCTGGAGTTATGTCGTAAATGGAATGCAAAATTAATTTACTCAGCAAGTTCATCAAAATTTGGTAATGGAGGTAAAGATGAGAATCTTTCTCCATATTCTTGGTGCAAGGCTAAAATGGTAGAATTAATTAAGAACTACGGAGAATGGTACGGATTAAATTATGAGATATGTTATTTCTTTAATGTCTATGGTCCAGGTCAAATTACAACTGGAGATTACGCAACCGTAATTGGCATCTTTGAAAAACAATTAAATGAAGGTAAGAAATGTACTGTTGTCGAACCAGGAACTCAAACTCGAGATTTCACACACGTTCAAGATATTGTTAATGGCCTAATCAAGGCTGCTAATAAGAATTTAAATTGGGAATGGTTCTTACGCAGCGGAATTAATATCAGTATCATTGATGTTGCTAAACAATTTGGAGATTGGGAATTTATCCCAGAACGTCGAGGCGAAAGATTAACAAGTGTTGAATTTAACACAGATACTGGAGTATTATTAGACTGGCAGCCGGAACATAAATTAGAAGATTGGATTCAACATATAAAACAACAAAGTGGAGCAACAAATAAAAGATCAAATTGATAAAATACTAGAAACTGGTCTTTTAGGAGAAGGATTTGAATTCAGAGTAGGACAGAGAGAAACTGTAGAAGCTATTTGCAGAACCTATTTTGAAGATCCAATGGGTACAATTGTAATTGATGCACCAACCGGTACAGGAAAATCAATTATTGCAATGGCTTCAAGCCTTGTCCTAATTGAAATGGGTAAGAAAGGTTACTTAATCACAAGTGATCTAAGCTTACAGGATCAATACGAATCGGACTTATATAGATTAAAGTTACCTTGGGGATCGATCAAGGGTGTTGACAATTATGAATGCTCAGTCAATGGTTTACCATTCAGCTTAGGAGATTGCCGTCTAAAAGGCATGAGTTATGAAAAGGCCAAAGAGCTTGATTGTTACTCTAATTGTGGATATTTAAATGCACGTGAAAAGGCAATCAACTCTAGAATTGCCCTACTTAATTATAGTTTCTGGTTAATTCAACGTAACTATGTTGAAGATAAAAAAGCCGAAGAGGGTGGATCTCCATTTGAACAGAGAGATTTTGCATTCTTTGATGAAGCACATAAAATCGATGAGATAGTTCAAAATCATTTTAGTCCTAGAATAGACAGAACCATCGTGACTAAGATACTTGTCTTAAATGGATTCTTACAGAAATGGGCATTCAATAAACCGTTTGTTACGAAAAACAAACTAGAATCAATATTACATACACTCTTAAAATCTAATAGTAACGTTGAACTTTTGGCCACTATGGTCGACTTAAAGAAGTTCTTAGAAATCTATTTAGAAATTGGTAAGGATATAAAGACCGCGTCAAAGAAAAGATTCGGTGACAGCGTTGTACCAAAAGACTGGCAAACCGCATTTTCTACAATCGACAGGATTAAAGATGTTCATTGTAAATTTGAAGATTTTATCACGATTATCCAGCAAGTTGGAATTGATAAAATGGTTCCAGACCAGAAATCAGAAGAGGCTCTTTTTACCTGCGTTCAAGAACAATGGTTAATTAAGAAACACTTACATGAACGGGCTAATTTTAAAATATTCATGTCTGCTACGATTGGAGATCCAGCAAGTTATATGAAAATTATGGGAATTGAGAATGCCAGATTTATCAGGCTGTCAAACGATTTCAATTATGATAAATCACCAATAGTCTTTGTTAACAAACATAAAATGTCAATGCGAGAAAAAGATACAAGTCTTCCGCTGGTGATTGACATTTTAGATAAGATTATTAGCAAACACAAGGGACAAAATGGAGTTATTCATTGTGGTTCTTATGAGTTTATGAATTATATAATGACTAAGAGTAAACACACCTTTCGGTTAATGAATTATGATAATTCTAAAGATAAGGCACTAGCACTCGAACTTTTTAAAAAGAAGAGCGATGCAGTCCTAGTCGGTCCTTCTCTACTCGAAGGTTTAGATTTAAAAGATGATACGAGTAGATTTCAAATATTTTTTAAAGTACCATATCCATCATTAGGCTCTCCTCACGTCAAAGCCAAAATGAATTACATGCCAGATTGGTATGATTGGAAAACTTCTGTTAGTTTTCTACAAGGAGTTGGGCGTTCTGTCCGAAGTAAAGATGATTGGGCTGTGACTTATGTTCTAGATGCCTGTTTTAAGAGTCTAATTAGTAAAATTCCACCAAACGTGAAGTCCAGAATTAAAATGATTAAGTAAATATATAGTTTATAAAATAAAATAAAAAAGTGGCACTTTTTAAATTAATCAAATTATTTGAATCTGGACTTCAAGAGTTAGAGCAAATTAAACCAAAGACCATGTTATATAAATGGTACGTTGGTTTTAGAATTAAAAATACTAAAAAGAGAATTGCAGTTTTACGAAACGAATTAGCTTATAGAAAAAATTACAAGCATCCTTATAAATGAAACATGTAAAACTTTTTGAAGATTTTATTAATGAGTTTGATACCGGTAAAGTATTACTAGGTGATCCTTCTGTTTTAGGTAGACCCAATAAATGGGAAGATCTTGGAATAGAATTTGAACCTAATACTGCCGATGAAACTCAATTAATACAATTAATAAAAGATTGGATCTTTAGCGTAAAAGCAAATCCAAAAATGGGTCAGATACTAAAAGAATTATTGCCTTTAAAAAAGAAGTTTCCAAAAGTATTAGAACCATCTGAAGGTAGAACAGTTTATGAGGGTACTTCACTTTATAGAGGTACCATGGTACCGTTTAAAGACGTGCTAGCACTTAAGGGTAAATGGAAATATAACGACACTGTTGATATATTTGGTGGCAGTCTGAATCTTAATGTATCTTATAATTGGGAGAGCATTAATAAAAAAGGATTTACTTCATTTACACCTTCTATTGAAATAGCCGAAGATTTCGCAGGGAGTCTTAGCACAGAATACTATGGTGAAATCGTGGCATCTAAAACGGTTGTCAAAAGAGTATTAGACGGAACTAAAGACGGAATGATTCCTGTAATTATTAAAATTAAAGATACGCATCCTTTAGCTATTATGAACCCCGTATTTACTCAATCGGTTCACGAGTTTATGAATGAGTATGAGGTGTTTGTTATTGGAAATAAAATTAAAGTCGATGAGATTATAATTCCAGGGTGGCAATATTACGAAAGAGACGCTAAAGAATTAGGAGCAGATATTACAAAATATTTTAACATATAATGAAACATGTAAAACTATTTGAAGATTTCATGAATGAATTCCAGATTCCATCGAATAAATGGATCGATATGGATCTAAAGAAGATCGATAAGGATGGAATGCAAGAAATCTGGGATATGTACACTAAGACATATTTAGATGCGGGCATGGACCTTTCAGCTGACGATTGGCAAGAAATGCAGTCGAAGTATAAGGCAACTGCCCTAAAAGATGTCGATTCAGACAATGCTGCCGATGCATTCATTATTTACAAACCTACAAAATGGGGAAACAAGATTGCCTTATTAGGAACTAACGGTAAGAAAGAAGCCAAATCCGATGTTGTTAAAAAATTATTACAATTTGTTAATACCAAGGGTTGGTTTATTGAAGCAAGTTTAAAGATGGAAGAAATTCTGTCTAAGTCAGGAGCTCCAGTTATTACCGATGAAGAAATGATTAGAGATGTTGTTGGAGCAGACAAACAACCAGAATTTACTGGAGATGGTTATTACACCCGATTCCTTTCAAAAGCTGGTAAAAGAATTACAAAAAGAATCTACGGCAAAATATGAAACCTCTAAAGATATTTGAAGATTTTATCAATGAAGCAAAAGATGTTGAATCAGCGGTTGCTAAAATTGATGCTTTGCCAAAAGGTGCAATATTTGATGATGCAAAAAGAATCGACGATATTTTTGATATTACAAAACATTCTTGGAGCGATGTCGTAAATGCATTTGAAAAGAATGAGAAAGATGCCAAGACAAAATCAGTAAATGTAAAAGACATTCAAATTACTCAACGTAATATTCAAAGTAATAAAGTTAAGGAAATGATTAGTCGAGATGGTAAATTAAAAACAATCAATGTTGTACAATTTCCTGATGGACTAGCAATATATGATGGACACCATCGTTTAACAACAGCATGGGCGCTTGGCGAAACTAAAATAAAAGTTAATCTTGTAAAGATATGAAACCAATAAAATTATTCGAAGCATTTATTAATGAAAATGATACAGAAGAATTAGTTAATTCAATTCAATTCGGTAATCCTGTATTAGAGCATGTTGAACTAATTAATTCTGAGTGTGCTGTTAAATCTTGGTTTATAGATAACAATATGGCGCAAATAATCATTAATGAGGCTCCATCAAATTCAAGCGAAATAACACATCAGGATCTTAAAGAATTAGAAACTAAATTAAAATCAACAACACCCGAAGAAATAGCTTTTGCTAGACATGTAGATAACGTTGAAAACTACGCAAACATGTTCTTAGATATTATTAAAGAAGAGGAGCCTACTATTTCAATGGGCGACTTTTTTAGAGTAGATTCTCAAACTGAACCGATTCTATATTATTTAAAAGATAAAATCAATAGACCTAGACCATATCAATTGGCTAAAGCTCTACAATACGATATCAATCCTATTATTAAGACCGATGCTTGTAGTGCAGCTTACCCATCAGGTCATGCTCTATCTGCATATTTCATGAGTCAATATTTTGCAAATAAATATCCTAGTTTAAAAGAAAGTTTATTAGAACTAGGAGAAAGGATCGCTGATAGTAGAGTAAATGTTGGAATTCATTTTCCATCAGATAGCAAAATTTCAAAAGAGATAGCTGAGACCATAATAAAAAACAATTTAATAGACTAATGAAATACGTAAAACTATTTGAAGAATTCACACCAAATACGGTAACTTGCGAAAACTGCGCATGGCAATGGAAAATGCAAGACGGAGGAAAAGATGTTTTTGTTTGTCACGAATGTGGACATGATAATTCTCCAAAATTCATGAATGAATCAGAAGAAAAAGCCAAAGGAGATAGAGGACCTATTGATAATGACGCTATTGAAACTGGCCTAAAAAATAAAGCCAAAGAATCAGGAGTTCCATTAGCACTACTTCGCTTAGTAATGAGACGTGGCATGGACGCATGGAACAGTGGACACCATCCTGGAGCAACACAAGAACAATGGGGTTACGCTAGAGTAAATGCCTTCTTAGAAAAGGGTGAAGGTACATGGCAGAATGCCGATAAGGATATTGCCAAAGAGGTAAGAGATGGCGGTCATGATGGAAAATTACCATATAAAGATAAAGAGTAATAAAATTAGATTTGAAACAATTTAATTTTTAGCGATATATAATAATGAATGTAACTCAGGCGCATTCAATGACTTATCGAATGAGAGTCAAAATTAAAAAAATAGATTTAAGAACTATGACACGAATCACAAAAAACATGGACGCATTTGACGTTCTATTTAAAAACTTTTTCAACAATGATTCATTTTTCTCACCAGTGATTGACTCAAGAATTGGTCATCCGGTAGACATATATGAAGATGAAAAAGGTCTGCACTTTGAAGTTGCAGGAACAGGTCTTACAAAAGAAGACATCAAAATCTCTATCGAAGGAGATGTATTAAAAATCTCACATGATAAGGAATCTCCAGAAATTAGTAATGAGAGAAACTATTATCACAGAGGAATCTCTAGGAAGTCTTTTGACTTAGGATATAGAATTCCTTTAACCAAATTTAATTTAGCCGAAGCCGAAGCTGGAATGGAGAATGGTTTACTTACCATTTATATTCCAATTGCTGAAGAAGCTAAACCAAAAACTCTAAATATTAAATAACAAACAGCGCCTGATAACATTCATAAAATTGTTAATAACTTTTTTGAATCCGGATGAAAATACTTTCATTCGGATTTTTTTATGTCAAAAATTATGTTTATATTTACATATAACAAATTAACAATAACATTATGATGACAGAAGCTCAAATCCAAGAACAATCGATTATCGAATCTAAATTATCTGCTGGTAAAGGAGATACTCTTACTGATCGTGAGAATATGCTTCTTTTGTATTCTGATTTTCACAAGGACGCTTACGGTTTCCGTCCTCATACTGTTAATGTATATGCTATGACAACCGAAGAGTTGGAAGCTGACTTTGACAGTTTTTCTCAAGTATGTAAGGAAAACGCTGAGTTTGAGGCTAAAGCCGAAGCTCAAGCTGTCGAAGCTTTTAAAGCAGTCCTTAAAAAGACTGTTTCAATTGGAGCTGGTAATGAAGCTACCGCTCTTCGTTGGATTGCTGAAGCTGCATACGATGAGTATGGTTTCGATTTTGAACATTACCTTTGGAACCAAGGTATTTTACATACCGATTACGGTAAGAAGATTGGCAAGAAGATTGCACCGATCTTCGGTAAAATTTACGCAGCAAAACAAGCTGCGTAAATTGTTAATAACTTTTTTGAAAATACTTCACTAAAAGTTTTACCGATTGAAATATTATGTTTATATTTACATATAACAAATTAACAAAGATACATTATGAACTACTCACAAATCCTTTCTCAAATCAACACCCTTTCTACTGCCGAACTTTCACAGTTAAACGCAGATCTTATTGACATTATTAAATTACGCCGCAGACAAGATGCTCGTATGGTAAAACGTTCTTTAGAAGTTGGTATGACCGTTAGGGTTAACCATCCTCAAGCTGCTGGTAAAACATTTCAAGTTGTTAAAATCAATCGTACTAAAGTACATTTAAGAGAAGCTGGTAAACTATCTCTTATTTCTGCTCCACTTAGTTTAACTGAGGCAATTTAATAAACAAATCAATAAATCTAAATATAATAAATATGGAAAAGACGCTTAATTTACTAAACGATTTCATTCTAGAATCAAACGAAACAAATTCTAACACAGACAAAATCAATGTTATTAAAAGATTCGCTGGTTACCCTGAAATTGTAAAAGCATTTGAGTACACATACTCGCCTTTCAAGAAATATTATGTCACTTCTAAAAACTGTCAAACACGCAACGAATTGGTTGCTCCATCGAATCTTTATACTAATATTTTTAGCCTTTTGGATGACCTTAGTGATCGTAATATCACTGGTCACTCCGCTATTCAGGCTGTCAATTCGTTTGTTAGCGAAAATGCTGAATTCGAGGAGATAATTTGGATGATTTTAGATCGTAATCTTAAAACACGATCAACTGCATCTATGATTAATAAGGTAATACCTGGTTGTATTCCTGCATTCGAGGTTGCATTAGCTGCCACGTATAATGAAGATACAAAGAAAAAAGTTAAATGGTCAGACGATTGGTTCGTTAGCCGAAAACTAGATGGTTGCCGTTGTATTTGCGTAATGAACTCAAATGGCGAAGTTAATTTCTACTCAAGAGCTGGAAATGAATTTGAAACTCTTGGAGCTATCAAAGCTGAATTAAGCCGACTTCCACAGAATCTAGTACTTGATGGAGAGATTTGTATGATGGATGAGAATGGTAACGAAGATTTCCAAGGTATTATGAAGGAAATCAAACGTAAGAACCATACCATTAAAAGACCGAAATTCGTAGTTTTTGATATGTTGACTGTTGGAGAATTCGGTTCTCAAACTTCAATTAGAACATTTAGTGAAAGACAACAAAATCTACAAGCATGGTTTGAAAATTATGCTGGAGAATTAGATTTTATCGAACCTCTAGAACAGGTTAAAATAGATGGTGAAGATCAGTTTCAAGAATACATTGTTAAAGCAACCCAAAATAAATGGGAAGGTTTAATGTTGAGAAAAGATGCGCCATATCAAGGTAAAAGAAGCAATGATATTATGAAAGTTAAACAATTCTTTGATAATGAATATGTTGTTGTTGATGTTCAAATGGGACCAAACAGAGTTATTGTTGATGGAGTTGAAGTTGAAGAGGTTATGCTACGAAATGTAGTGATAGAACATAAAGGTTGTAAAGTTGCAGTTGGAAGTGGTTTTAACCAAGAACAACGTCGTCAATATTTTAACAATCCAGAAGGTATTTTAGGTAAGACAATTACCGTACAATATTTTGAAGAATCAATTAATCAAAATGGAGGTTTCTCTTTGAGATTCCCTGTTATAAAACACGTATACGAAAATGGAAGAACTGTCTAGTAAAAATATCTACGTCCCAACCGACGAGATGAGAACAAATAAATTATCATTAACTCCAGGAGGGTCAGTCATAAGAGTATTAAAATTCAGCCATGAGGTTGTATACGACAAGATTAAATATCCTGAGATGTATATTCAGAAGTTAATAAATAACTCTACAGACATTGTTAAAATCTTTGTTAATGATACATTAGTCTGGGAAAAGAAGTAACTATGATAAGTCTAGCACCACCTAAAGGAAATATTGAATTGCAAAATTACACTAGGTGGTTAACTGAGAACAGGTTAATATTTAAGGTCCTTTCAGCTGGAGATCCAGTCGAAGGGACCTTATTACTTTCCGGAGGAGCCGATATTGGAAAGAATCTAGTTCGAGATGAATTAGAATTTGGATGGTTAAAAGAAGCAATCGATAAAAAGTTACCAATTCTTGGAGTTTGTCGCGGAATGCAGGTTATTAATAAGTATTTTGGTGGTTCAGTCGAAAATCTCAGTGATCTTATAGTTGAAGATCACACTAGCGATAATTTCATGGATGACGTCGATCATAATGATAGATTATCTAACTACCATTGGGTTAAAGACATTAGAGGTGGAGATAAATTTCTAGTAAATTCAAGGCATCATCAGCACTGTTCAACAATAGGTAAGAATCTCAGAGCAGTTTATTATTCAGCAGATCTAGCAGTCGAAGGATTTGTTAGTCGTGATGGTATGATATTAGGAATACAGTGGCATCCGGAAAGAAATGAGGTAAATTTACCAAGTTTTGAATCTTGTAAAATGATACCTCTCAATTGGTTAAAAAATAAATCAAAAATAAGTGAATAAAAGTTTTTTATGTCAAAACTTTTGTTTATATTTACATATAACATAATAACAAACAAATAAAAATAACAACATGGTAAACAATTTAGAGTTAGGGTATCAGATCGAATTATCTGGAGATTTAATCTTACTTCGTAAAGATGGACAAACATTCAAATGCATCCAAGCTAATCCAAACAATGCAACTGAAAAGTTTGATGAGTGGACCATCAAATTAAAAGAACATGTTATAAAACAAAAAAAACAAATTTTGAATAACTAATGAATTACTCGCCACACGATGGAAAGCACATAGAAGCAATTCTATTTGAGGCATACGGTTACGGAATCCATCAAGAAGTTTCATTAAATGTTGCTAAATATCTAGTAACGCATGATGTATCAGCTACTCTACCAAGAGCTCATTTATACGAAGCTGCTCTAAAGCAAGAATACTTTAAAAAATACGGTACAGAATTTAACGATATAATAATTTACTAATATGGAATGTTTCAACTGCAATCGACTAGCAACTAAAAAGTTATCTTTAGAAGCAGACTTTGGATTTCTTAATGTCTGCGATTCTAAAATCTGTAAAGAAAGGGTAGAATTAGATTTAAAGCGTTTTCAAGAAACATATGAAAATAGCAGAAGCAGGCAAGGTCGATCTAAAGAGCAAGTTGAAGCATCGGAAAGGGCAGTTACATTTGCAATTACCGCCATGGTAGTAATTACACTCACACTAATATTAATTTCATTTTTAAATAAACAATAAACATCATGGCAGAATTAACACAAGAAGAGAAAACATCTAAACTTAGAGAAGAAGTTAGAGCTAGTTTGAAAACAAAAGTTTCTGAAACTACAACAAAGGCATGGACTTTTAAATACTTAAAACAAACTTATGTATTGCTGTCATTTAGTTCGATGAGAATTGCAAATCTTGCAGTATATGAATCAACTAGAGCTGGTAGAAAAACAGGAGTAACTCCAATAGTTCATCTTACCGGAAAAACAGATCATTTACTAGCATTCGAAGCCGCGATTGCCATTTTAATACCTTAATAAATATAGTATGAAAATAACAGTCAGAAGAACCCAAGAAAGAGTTATTAAAGTAACTACTCTTCCAGTAGAATTAGACACTACTGATTTTCCAAATTTTAAAGGCAAATCAGAGAAGGCATTCTTAGAATATCTAGCCGAAAATATACCAAATATTCTACGAGATGATTCATATTATGAGCATCCGATTCATTTGGTAATTGATGGTCCTAGCCAAGTTTATTATGATTCGGCTCAAGAGAAATATGAAGGTGCATTTGAAAGTGGGACTATTAATGAAACAAGTCGAGAAACAGGATGGTTTGATACAAAAAAGGCAATCAAACTAGAAATACAATTAACAGAAAATGCAGAGTAAATTTAACGAGGGAATTCATTTCCTAAAATTTGGAGCAGACTGGTGCAGTCCGTGCAGGGCCATGGAGCCAGTTTTAAACAAATTTGAAAACGATCATATAAATAGAGTTAACATACATAGGTTTGATGTTGACACAGAGTCTGAGCTTACTGTAGAATTCGGTATTAGAAACATTCCAACTATAATAGTTATTAAGAATGGTGAAAATATTGATAGACTCAGTGGTGCACAGACAAGTCAAACACTATTAAAAAAATTAGAAGATGCTGAATCCCATTAATGTTTTAAAGTATTGGTTCTATTTCATTAAAGAACTAGCACTGGTTTTTAAATGCTACCGAGTAGTAAAGAAAATTGAACCAGAATTATACAGTCAAGGACTTCGTGTAGACTGGATCGGCCGAGTTTATGCGGTAATCAATTTAGAAGGCGACGAATTAAATCAACCAGAATTATTACAACAATCAATCGTATTACAATCACTTAGTCCTATTAGCGAAATCTTAGTTAAATATGGTTTATCAGATGTGCTATATCCAGATGTTAGAAAAATAGATGGAAGCGGTTCGTATTTAGTTATTTTATACCCTGAAACCGACTATGTTGATTTTGGAGCTGTAATCACTGCTACTTTAGCAACTGGAGGTTATGCAACTGCCGTTTGGGCAATTGTTAAATTTGTACCATTTGATAAATTAGTCTCTCTATGGCCGAGTCTATAAAACGAGTTGAGGTAAACGGAAATCGATATTACCAAATAAAAAGAGGTCAGCAATTGCTTGGTCTCTTTCCTTCTGTCACCACCGTTCTAGGTGGAACTTCTGACAAATCAGGTTTAGATGCATGGAGACAAAGAGTTGGCGAGGAAGAAGCCGATAGAATCTCGACACTCTCTATGAATAGAGGAACCGTAATGCATAGACTTATTGAACTTTACAAGCAGTTACCTGGTGGTAACGAGGAGAGACTAGGCTTATTAAAGAAGGTCATGCTTAAAGATAAAGAAATCAAAAAATTTGATACTGAATTCATTGAAGAAGGATTTAAATTCTTTATGAAGTTCTGGAACAACCATGATCAGTTTTTTGATAAGATTAAAGAAGTCCTAGCAGCTGAGAAATTTTTATGGTCAGCTAAAGGTGGCGGATTTGCTGGAACTGTTGATAATGTTTCCAGATTGATCGACGAAAGAGTTATCATTATAGACTATAAGAACAGCAGAAAACCTAAAAAGGACGATTGGATCCAAGATTACTACGTTCAAGCTTCGGCATATTTTGTAGCCTTCTGGGAAAGAACTGGTATTCGGCCAATGGGTGCAGAAATATGGATTGCAAATGAAATCGACTCATGCCCTCAGAGATTTACACTAACTGAAAAGGACTTAAAGCATTACTTTGGAATATTTCAAAAAAGACTAGCCGAATTCAAAAAGAACGAGGTCATTTTTTAATCAAATATATAAAAGATAAATTAAACAACTAACTCATGAGCAGAATAATGAACATAATAAAACAATTTTTCAAATCCGTTTGGTTAGGTATTACAATTGCCGAACAAAACCGAGATAAATCTCAATGGGGTAAATTTTAAAATTAAAACAAAACTTATGAACAAAGTAGAACAATTCTTACAAAAACACTTTACGAAAATCGTAGTGGTATTATTAGTACTAATTCTTTTTAAATCATGCGGAACTGGTTCTGATTTAAATACATTAAAAAAAGAAGTAAAGGCACAGCGTGAAATTATCAATGCTCTGCCAACTGCTAAAGATTTACAAATTGAGGGTCTTAAATCTGAAAAGAGAATGATTCAGGCAACTGATCGTAAAATCTTAGATGTGCAAAGACAGACTCAAATCGAACAGGAGATAAAAAAATTAGAAAAATAATGCCAATCGAAAAGCAAGAACGTGGTATTGGAGATACAATACTAAACTTTAATAAAAAGATCGGTGTTGCTCATATGGCCAATGCGATTGCAAAATTAGCAGGCTATGAAGATTGCGGTTGTGAAGAACGTGCAGAAGCATTAAACGATCCAAATCTTTTAATCAACAAAATATTTTATAAGAACAAAGATGAAGAATCTAACACATAAATTTATTATAGGTACATTCGTATCACTCTACCTTATGGTGAGTATTATTTCCACTATTCACGTAGTTGACTTTTTTGAATTGTCTAACCCTTACTGGTTAGCAGTTACGTTGGCAATTGCATTTGAATTAGGAGCAGCCGCATCATTAGCGTCTATTATTACATTAGATAAAATGAATAAGACTCTAATTTGGTCCTTGTTTATTGTAATTACCTTAATGCAGATGCAGGGAAATATGTACTACGCCTTTAAGAATATCACAGACTATTCGACATGGTCGCAATTATTTAACTTAATTGAAGAGGACCCTATTTACCAAAAAAGAATCCTTGCATTTGTTTCAGGTGCAATTCTACCCCTAGTCGCCCTAGGATTTATTAAATCATTAGTAGATTATATTAAACCAGCAAAAGAATTAACTCTTGAAGAGAAGGAGGAAATCGTAGAAACCATAATCGATAATATTGAAGATTGGGACGGTACCTTAATGGATGGTCTAGAAGGTTTAGAAGATGACTTTGAAGAAGTTATTGAGAGTATTGAAAAGTCTGAAACCGATTCAGCTTGGGAGAAAGAGATTAAATACTCTGACGATGTAGTTAATGTACCATCTCCTGGTTTAATTAATAAGCAACCTATGATGAATAATATTAAACCAGAAGGAATTAAACCTGACAGAACAACTTGGTAATATGATACTAGAGAAAAATGTAACTCTACCCCAACCATATCTCTCTAAAAAACTAGAAATTGAAACCCTTAGGCATTGTTTAAACAACAGTGCCTTTGTAGGTTACGAGATGTATCTAATAACTAATGGAGTTAAAAGAAAATATGATTTTTTAGAGCTTGATAATAAAAATTTAGAATTGTCAGCCTATGTTGGCGTAGAGTATGGTTTTGTTGGAGAGGCCAAGGGTCAGGCATGGCATATCAAGTCCATGACTACCCTGTTAAAAAAGAAACCTATATTTACAGTTTTTTGTGAACTTTCCGTAAAAGGACAATATAATAACTATCTGTATAAATCTAAATTTAGAACGATTAGAGAAAAGTCGGTGTATAATTTAATACAGCAGACCAAGGACGAAATTAAAGAAATATTAATACAACATGGAGAAACTTACTAAAATAACTTTTATAGCTGAAGACCTATCTAATAGGGATTCCGTAACTTTTTTAATCAGAAAGATTCAAGAACTCAAAAGGATAAATCAATATGATATTAACGTAATTGAATGGAATCATAAACCAGGTCAATACCAAGACCACAGAGAATTAGTTATCAATGAGTTAAATGGAAACCATTTCTGGAGCCTAGGTACCTCAGATGAGCTGCCTGATACTTATATTGATAATCGTTGGAATATTAGAACGGTGCTTCAAGAAATTGGACCAGATATTATTCATTTCGAAGAGTCGCCTGAGAACTTTGTGGATTTCCCAACGGATATTCAAGAATGGATTTATAGTAATCAAAGAACTTGGAGGATAGTTGAATCCTGTCAGTCTTCGACGTTTGACGCGAATTGCGCTAAACAGTGGGAACCAGATGCCTATGCTCTAGTCTCTTTGGACCAAATAGACAATCAATTTTCTCAGATGAAGGCGCCGAAGGAATTAATTCAATTTCCTGTTGAAGCTCTAGAGATTTCTGAGTCTATGAGTCGTCAGGAGATTTTAGGAGATTTTAAAATGCCGGATGAAGAAATTAAACATATCGTCAACATAGGGCCCCTCTGCCCAGCCAAGAATCAAAAATATCTGGTCGACATGGCTAGGCTCCTTGAGGAAAGGACTCCTGGGAAATACCAGTTTCACCTTGTGGGATCCATGGATCCTGAATGGGAAGACTATTGGTCCCCTTTAACCACCGCCCTGCCGGCAAACGTCAAAATCTGTGGAGAGCAAGTAAATGTTTGGAAGTGGCTTCGAGTGGCTGACATGATGCTGCACACATCCATCCAAGAATCTGACCCTGTAGTCTTTAGAGAAGCCTTTGCCAATGGAACCAGAGTGATGGCCTACCCACTTCGGTCGTACCGAAACATGTATAACGCCACATTTACCCGATTAACCGGAATTCTAGAGCTTGATATTACCAATCTACTTGAAAGGTTGCATTGTAAATGTGCAAAACCTAAACCTGTAAAGGGACAGGATGGAGCCCGTTTCGTGCAACAGTTATATAACCTATATTCTGAACTCCTACAAGTTGAACCTAATAGAAACGCTGTAGAGCAGACGCCCAATAGCTGTAGTGTTGAATGGATCAATGGTCCAATAGTTACTAATCACGGTACAACCGCGATTCAGATCGATTGGATTCGTGATGGTGTTCAGCTACAATCTAGTGAATGTTATCCAGGTATGAATGTTACTATTAACTCATGGATGGCGGACTGGGAGTTGAACATGAAGTGGCCTGATGGATCAACCGATGGATGGTCATTTGAGGTTGAAGGCAAGGACGTTGGAATTATTATCGAATCGGATGTCTTTAGAGACACAGTGGCTTGGATCGATGTCATCAGCCAATGGTGCGAGGCTAAGAATCCTGGAAGAGTCTGGATAAAAGCTCCATGGTCAGCTACAATTAACTGGGAATATTACCAACGGAAAAATAACATGTTCCCACTCTATGAAGATCAGGCATGGTACCCAGATGTTGATATTACCCACCGATTAGGTAAATATAGTGCTGAAGACGCAAGATTAACCCGTCAAATTGCGGGAGATCAGTTAGGTATTGAAGCCGTAGAGAAGAGAACCTTTTTAAGCATGAGACCGGTAAATAAACCTGTTCCTGGAGACTATATTATAATTGCACCAGATGCTGATGAGGTAGAAAACGATTGGAAGGAGCCAGGAGCATGGCAAGAAGTAATTAATTGGCATCTAGCAAAAGGATGGAAAGTCTACTATGCCGCATCAGATGGTCTAATTTTAAACGACCTAGAGGGTGTTGAAGTAATCCCTGGAGGAGTATTAGGAATTTGGAATCATCTACATTGGGCAAACTATTATATTGGTAGTGGTACTGATATGGGTTGGCTAGCCTGGTTAGCAGGCAAGAGGGTAGTGACAATTGGAGAACTGAAGGCTGATTTTGAAGCAGATAGATTCTCGAATGACGTCACTAGTGCCGAAGTTTTAAGCCATTTAGACAAGATTTTTGAATAAATAGATTATTAGAAGACGGAAACGTCTAAATAAAAATTACAATCATGACACAGTTTGAGATTGCCCAGCACCTATTTAGTGACTTTGGAATTCAAGTAACTAAATCAAAACCAAAAAAAGATTCTGATGAGGTAATATTAAGCCGGAATCACGTAGTCCAAGAAGCCTTAGAGAAAGAATTAATGAGAGCCAAGAGAGAATTATCAGCTGCAAAAAAATCGATGCGAATGGGAAAATGTAATGCCGATGAGGTCTTCGATTATGAATGGAGAGTTCACGAAATCAAACAGCAGTTAGACCAATTAGGAAAAGATCGATTTGACGAATTAGATTAGGATAAATAGAATAAATTAAACATAATAATATAATGAAAAAAATCAAACTTTACGAAGAGTTTGTTGGTGAAGCGTATAAATTTTACGATTTATTTTTCAATTCTCACATTGACCACAATCCAGAATGCGATATTCTAGAAGGTCACCTAGACAAGGATTCGCTAATTACTTATGGTATCTACGTTAAAGGACCAAAAGAAGGTCTTGAATTCATGGAATACTACAGTGGATCAAATTACAAACCAACATCTGACAAGAGAAGCAATTCTAAATTGTTTATGGTTGATAAAATTCCTGCAAAATACAAAGCAATGTGGGAAGACCTAAAAAAGATTTACGAAAACGAGTATGCTGGTTCTGGAAGAGTTTCAACTCGAAACGAAGCACTAGTTACTGAAGGTCAATTCTCATGGATGGCTCAAGATACTGGAAGACAAATTGGTTCTGAAAGAGAAAACACAATTACTGTTTACATGTTTGATGATAAAGGTCAAAAATGGGAAGAGAAGAAATACGACGGTTACGGAGAATTCGGTGGTAAAGATTACTATGAGTTACTAGCTCAAATGAATGGAGTTGAAAATGCTGATCGTCAAGACGGTATCGATATTGCATTTGGTAAAACTAAAACTAAAGGAAAAACACTTTTCCCAGCTTTAGTAGAAGATCCTAAACGTTTTAACTATAAGAGACACGATTTTACAGTTCAACCAGATAACGATCCAAACCAATCATGGTACCAAGAAGAAGAGTATGATGATGATGATTCTAACGAATCTAAAGTTACTGAAGCAAAAGCGTTACCTCTAGATAAATTAACTAAAATGATTGGTGATAAACCATCTTGCTATAGCTTAGCTGATTTTGTTTATACTAACTATGATAAAGTAACTGGTCTTAAAAAATCAATGAGAAATGACGAAATGGATTTTCCAACAGAAATCATGGATCTAGTTGACCATTATGGTTTTGATGTTGATGATTTTACTGATAAGTACAGTATGGCTGCTGAGTCAGTTGTTACTGAAGCAACATCTTACGATCCAGATGATATTTTCTTTTTATGGGATGATTGTGTTGATAATGGCAGAGAAGGAATCGAAAGAGGTCATACTGGAAGCGGATCAAATAAACATGAATTATTTACTTTTGATACAGAAGTAGATGGATATGATAAATTCGAAACTGAATTAAAGAAGTTATTAAAGAAGAGCGGTTGGAAAAATGAATATAACCAAGATACTTTAAAAGTATATGAATCTAGAGTTAATGAAGAAGAATACGTTTTTATTTTTGATGAAATAGGATCTGAGTTAACGAAACTCACAGATCAAGTTATCGATATGCTTAAATGGGATATTAAAGATCAAAAATGGATTAAAGGTTTAAAGGCTATTTTAAAAGATTTAAATAAAGTAGAAGACACTATTGCAAAACATCATCATATGTTAGGAGCTATTGAACTAGGTGAGTGGCCGGCCACTCACCATAATGAATCTAAAGTTAATGAACCAACTACAATAAGCGTACCGAAATTATCTGATATCGACCATACAAGAATAATTAAATGGATGTCAAATCAATTTGATAGTAACACATGGGACATGAAGAAATCTGGTAAAGGTTTTAAAATACTATTAAGTGATTTAAAAGATAAAGAAGATTTAATGGCTTACTTAAAATCTCAGAATTACATTACTGAATCTCATTTTAAAGTCGGTGATAAAGTAAAAATGTCACATGGTGGTTATGGTGTTATTAAGTCTTTAGACAAAGAATCAGGTGCTGATGATGAAAAATACTACAATGTAGAATTACCAAGCGGAGAAATGCATAAGCATTCACCAAATGAATTAACAAAAGAATCAGCAATGTCAGATATTGATCTTCTTGCACAAGAAGCTAAAGATTTTAAATCATTTGTAAAAGAATTTAAGAAAGAATATAAAAACATGGACGCTGGTTCTGCTAAAGAATTAGAAGCATGGTTGCAATCAGTTTATGATGGTGCAAAAGCAAACACGGACGAGTCAGTAGTTACTGAAGCAAAAGATGTAAAATCAGAAGTTATCGATAAATTAAGTCAATTCTTTGGTGTATCTACAGGTGCATTAATTAAATTTAATTTTGATGGTAAAGATGATATTAGAGCCCTTACAAAAGCACTAAATGGTACAGATTACGAAGGAGTTGATAATATTGTTAGAGTTGCTGTTAAAGCTGCTAAAAGAGATTTAGGAGTTGATGAAGCAATTAAACCTGCTGGTCTTTCTAAAGCTGAAACTAAAAAAGTAGCTGAAACTTACGCTAAAGCAATTAGTAAAAATGACGGTGTTAAATGCACTGTAAATCTTAAATCTCTAGAAGAAGATTCATTTGATTTAGATATTGACGGTGAAGAATATGCTGGTGGTTCTTATATGATTACCTTAGATGGTGATGTTATTAATGCAGCAATTTCTGAAAAACCAGTCTATGGTCAAATCGACTCTACTGTTGATCAGATCATTAAAAATCTAAAGAAATAATTTGAAACCAGTAAAGTTATTCGAAGAATTTATAAGCGAGGGTATTCATGATTTGAATACCCTCAAAGCTTTTTTCATGGCAGGAGGACCAGGTTCTGGTAAATCTCACGTTGCTAGTGAAATCTTCGGTTTTCCTCACGATGCAATCAATAATATTAGTTATCGAACTGGTTTAAAATTAATTAACTCAGATATTGCATTTGAGCATATGTTAAAGGGTATGGGAATTGACCCAAAGAATTTAGCTGAATTAGATCCTATTGAATTTGCAAAACTAACACAAGGTCCAGATTCTCCAAGAGAACGTGCTAAGAAGATTACAATCATGAAGAAAGATTTCTATAAAGAAGGACGACTTGGAATGGTAATTGATGGGACTGGAGATGATTTCAGTAAGATTAAAGTAAAGAAAGACGAACTAGAAGATTTTGGATACGATACTTATATGGTATTCATTAATACTTCATTAGAAGTTGCGCAGGCTAGAAATGCCAGAAGAACAAGAACACTTCCCGAAGAATTAGTAAGCGATATTTGGCATGCCGTTCAAGATAATATTGGAGCATTCCAAAGAGAATTTGGTTCTCAAAACATGGTTATTGTTGACAATTCAGTCGATGGTGATGTTAGCTTCTCAGATATTGAAAAGGTTCTTAGTAAACTACTTAAGAAACCAATCCAGAACTCGATTGGCCGTAAATGGCTCAAAGGAGAGTAATTGTTAATAACTTTATTTAATCCGAGTGAAAATACTTCAACTCGGATTTTTTTATGTCAAATATTTTGTTTATATTTACATATAATAATTAGATAAGATGAAAAAGATATTGTACATTGATTTAGACGGAGTAATGGTTGACTTAGAAAGCCATGCGATTAAGAGACATGGACCTGATGCGGTTAAGCACCTTGGTCGATTAACAAGCGTTGACAAAGAACTATTTGAAGATCCAGAACCGATTCCTGGTGCTATCGAGGCATTCAAGAAGCTATATGATATGTACGATGTATATTTCCTTAGTACCGCTCCATGGAGTAACCCAACGTCTCTAGGTTCTAAACGTAGATGGGTACAAAAACACTTAGGCAAATTAGCTCATAAGAGACTAATATTAACTCACAGAAAAGATTTGTTGATGGGAGACTATTTAATCGATGATCGTCCAAACAACGGTGCTGCTGAATTTAAAGGAGAATGGATTCAATTTGGCCAACCCGCTTTTGAAAACTGGGATGCTGTACTAACTTACCTTGATAACTCTAATATATAGTAAAAGAATTAAACATTAAATTTGATGAAACACATTAAACTATACGAAGATTTCGTAAACGAAGAAGCAAAACCAGAAATTCTGGTAAAATTGTTCAAAGAATTGGCTAAAGCCAAAAATGTAGAATCAGTAATTTGGGGATTTGATAAATCTGAAGAGTTTCCACATATTGTACATTTCAAAAGCGGTTTAGAATCACAGGCTGATCGACATGAAGGAGAAATGGAAGAGTTTTCATTCTACTTAAACGATGATGGTAAAACTATTCTTTCAATTTATGATTTAAGCGGTCATGACCAAGAATTAAAAACAGTTAAAGACGCAGTTGAATACTGTAGAGCTAACGAAAAACAATAAGTACACATGAAACACGTAAAACTATTCGAACAGTTTATTAGTGAAGCTGTGCAGTATAAGACTTTAGATGATGATAAAATCAAAGCTAAAGATATTCACAGCTGGATAACTAGTAAAAGATATGATGTTGGTAAAAGATTTCCGGCAACAAATGCTAAAACCAAAGAAGATAAAGTTGCAATCATTATGGATCCAGAATTCCAAGCAGCATATATTCAATATCACCAACAGTATTTCGATAGTTTAATGACACAATGGGATGGAGTTTGTAATAGCAATTTACCTTCTAGAGGCGTTAATGATAAAACTACAAAGGCCGAAAAAGAAGACATGTTTGATGCATTAGAAGCCTGGATCACAAGAGAGAATGGAATCCTTGATGCTATTAAAGAAATTGGATTTGAATCCTTTGCTGCAAACGAAATTATGGGTGTATTCCACAAAAAACCATTAAAATTAAAAAGAATATACTAAATATGAAACACATAAAACTATATGAACAATTTGTAAACGAAGACAAATTTAAAATGGCATTAGGCGATATGGAAGACTGGATGCCAGATGACATGGAATTACAAGATGAGTATTATACTCTTACTGGAAGTGGTGATGTTGATGGATTGATCAGTTTCTTTGATGAATATGCTGATACTGATGTATTACAAAAATATGGTATCAAATATACAGATCTAAAAAAATTAGCAAAGACAGCTATTGATTTATAATCAAAAAGATATTAATTATGAAACATATTAAACTATACGAGGAATTTGTCAATGAAGCCACTACATCATGGAAGAAAATGATGCAAGGCGTTAGAGCTAGCGAAACTGGTCCTTGGTCAATTGTAGCAATTCAAGACCGTAAGGTTGTTGGACAATCAATCGACATTAGAATTCAAGACCTGATTCCTGCAAAATACGAAGCTCTGAAAAAAGAGTTTCCTAAGGCTAAACTTCATATTGAAGACGGAACTGGCATGGTAGTTTGGAATGAAGGAATAGCAAACTTACATGATGCCGCAGCAAGATACAAAAATAAACTCAATGAGGCTAAATTTAAAGTAGGCGATAAATGGGAATGGAACCATGTAGACGGAGTTAAAACTGTAGAAATTACAAACGTTAAATCAAATGGCGATGTAGTTGGTCGAGAAGACGGAAGCTCAGAAGACTTTATTGTTAGAGATGCTAATAAGTATCTTAAGAAAAAAGTTACAGAATCTGTAGTTAATGAGGCTAGAAAACAATATAAGGTAATGGATGTTACTGTTGACGGTAATCCTGTTATTGAATTTCAAAATCTAAATTCAAAAACAAAATGGATTGAAAACAATCCTGATGCCATAATTCAAAATATAAAAACTTCATCATTTGAAGCAGATCAAAAGAGAATTGTTGGTACAAGTAGAGGACCATTCTGGATTGTTATTAAACCAGATTTTAATGAATCATTAGTTAACGAAGCTAAAAATCTTACAAGAGAAGAGTTAGTAAAAATCTTACAAACTAAATACGCTCTAAATTTTACAAAGGATTCAGAAGAATTTGATGGAGAAGAAGGTGGTATTTGGATAGGTGGTAGCGAAGGTAAGGTTATGCCAGATGGTAAAACAGAAATGTTTAACTATTACCATGGTGGATCTAAATTCCCACAAGGAATCAACAAAGACTTTGCAAACTTCTTAGCTAAAAGAGGTTGGTACGGTCAATTTGCCGATCCTGGAACCGTACTATTATGGCCAGCTGGTAGTAATGAGTCTATTGATATTACACACACTAAAGATTCTGATACTTTAGCTGGAAATCCAGGTGAAGATACCAGAATGTTAAATGTTAGAGCATTTCGTGGTACCGTTGCTGATTTAACTAGTTTTATTAACGACAAGATCGCTAAGTAACAAATATTTACTAAATTTGTTAATTTTTTACAAAAAAGTTATAAACAAAAGATAATATTGTAATATATAGATTAGAACAATTCCGTTCTGCAGTTCAAATATATTATCAAAGCAATGGATTATTTATCAGAAGTCTTGTCCCCTTCTGAAAATGAACACACATTAGCTAGTCTGGAACAATCAGTTGCCATAACTGTCGAGGCCTTACAAAGTTCGCTTATTGCGAATATTGACAATCTCGTTCATGGTTTTACTGATGACGAAGATGACGAATTAAGTTGGGTCTATTTCGGAGTAGGCGGTCCAGCATGAAAAAACTAAAAGCAATCAGTGATGGTTGCTTTTTTTATGATATATAGATTGTCTACTGGTTGAATGTAGATAATCAAAGTAAATAAAATGGACAGTGATAGTAAAAAAATTGAAACAAATACAACAACAGAAGAACCACCCGTCATTCTTCAAGGATTTATCGCTAATGTTAGCAATGTTCTTTCTGCCTTTCGGTTACGATGCCCTATTCAAATTGATAATGGATCTAAGCGGATCGTATTGGATAGCAGATATCGTGTTCTATTCTATCTCAGCCTGTTTTTTTACATGCTACTTTTACTTAAAGCGTAAGGAAGAAAAGCAAAAAAAGTAATTTATTTTCAACAAAAGTGAAAATAAATTTTTTTATGTCAAATATTTTGTTTATATTTACATATCAACTAATTAAAAGAGAGAAGATATGCTATACAAGTTTAACAAAAACCAATTAACCCATGAAAAACTTTCATTTAAGAGTTATCTGAAAGTGTTTTGTATCATTACTGCGGTATTCACAATTTCTACATATATTTCCTATCGCAATGGCCAAATGACTGCCCTGAATGGCATGTCAGACATCGAGAGAATCATCGAAATCAAAGAACATGATGTTTTTTCAAAGGATAAGATGGTTCAAATGATGAAAGACTTAAATGTCAAATATCCATGGATTCCAATGGCGCAGTCAATTGTAGAAACTGGACATTGGAAAAGCCACATCTTTAGGGAAAACCACAATCTATTTGGTATGAAAGAGGCCAAGCAAAGGGTAACCACTGCTCAAGGAACTCAAAACAATCATGCGTATTACTCAACATGGAGAGAATCTGTGTATGATTACGCATTTTATCAAAGTAGATATTTAGGTTCGATCAATTCTGAAGCTGATTATTATGCATATTTAGATGCTAGTTATGCTGAGAATCCAAATTACATTGCGGCAATCAAACAGGCAATCAAAGAACATGGCCTGAAAGAACTTTTTTAAGAAGATATATACAATAGTAAAATAAACTAGATATTATGTCACATATTAAAGAAGGAAACGATCATGAAGTTGCAATGGCTCAAGCCAGTTTAAGAGCAATTATTGACGCTGCGACTGAATTACAAGTTAAAGTTGGTACTATGGAAATCGACCTACCTGGTTGGATTCAAAACCACATTACTAATTCTGAAAATTATATCAATCAAGCTAATCAAGGATTTCACAAATTACAAGAAGGTTTAGAACCTGAAGAAATCATATTAGATCCAAATGCAGGCAATCCATACGTACTTAATTATGGATTATGGACAACCCAAAAAATGGGAAAATCTAATGCTCCTTCTTCAATTACTACAACTCTAGATCCTAATTTTGATCGTGATGAAATTACATACCAAGCACTTAAAAATGGTATGAGTAGAGAAGAATATGTTGCGCATTATGCTCAATCTGCAGATAATGCATTAGATGGATCTATGGGCGGAACAGAAGTAAATTCACGCACTTAATAATAATCATTTTTTAAAAACTTCGAATTAGAATATTATCTGTTTTTATCAAGAATATATAAATTGATAAAAATAGATAGGACTAATCGTGTATCCAGAAAATTCAGACAACCAGTCACCAAAAGAACTAGTCGAAGGCTTATACCGAGCATTCGATTCATTCCGTCGTAAGATGGAAGATCCTTCGTATATTCAACTTGAAGCATCAATTAAACAATTGATAGATAATCAAAATGAAATGAAGGCCGAAGTCCGCGAACTTAAGAAACAATTACTTAATCCAAACGATGGAATCGTTGTTGCTGTGAATAAGAATACTGCATTCAGACATAGAACAGAAGAGAACGAAGACGAATATTTAGACTTCATCAGAGAACATAAAGAACTTATGAAATTCAAATCTGGAGTTACCAAAATCATGTGGGGATTGGCATCTGGTATAGGATCTCTTATAATTTATTATCTAACAAAAATGCAACGTTAATATATGATAGTAGATAGAATAACATTAGTACTAGCTTACATTTATTTAGATAATTTTCAATCGACGGAAGGTACTGTCGATTCGGTGTTATTAGTGAAAACTAATAAATTCAGAGGAGGTACAAAAACTCTTGCTAAAATGTCAATGCCAGAACTTGGAGCGTATTTAGAAAATATTGCACCAATCACGACTCAAGTTAGAGTTGAAAAAGATTGTATCGATCAAAGTTTATATGAGTTACGTAGTTTTAATATTAACTTAATTAACGGAGGTAACCGATTAATTGAATATCGCGAAGGAACAGGATGGATATTGAAAGACGATGGTTCAGTTAATCCAGCTCAATTTAATGAATTCAATGACTACACCATAAAATTAAATGCAATTAAAGCCATTTACGATAAGCTCTATCTTGATGAGTATATTTTAGCACAGAAAGATTATATTGACTGCGGATATATTCAACAAATGTTCTCTGCAGAAATCGCTGAAATACTTGAATTATATAAAATTTACAAAACATACTAAATAGTTTAATGACTAACTTAAAGAAAATAACAGAATACGTTTTCGATCACGGTAAAAATCGCGATGCGAACGGTTTTTATGTTCCTATTATTCCAACAGACTTTGATCGTCCGTTGACCCATGAGGAAATGGACTATAACTTAGCCCTATCTGGCGAAATGATTAAAAATTATGCCATTAGAGGAAATAACGGGACTGACGTTTATGAAATGGCTCATGCTGATATAGGAAAAACACTAGTCTTTAGACAAGACGGATCGGGTAATTACTACTGGTCAGTTGAGAATCTTACTTTAGGTGGTCCAACTGGTCCTCAAGGATTACAAGGAGTTACTGGAGCACAAGGAGTTACTGGACCTCAAGGTCTAACAGGATCTCAAGGAGTTACTGGAGCACAAGGTTCTACTGGAGCACAAGGTTCTACTGGTTCACAGGGTGTTACTGGACCTCAAGGATTTATTGGAGCTCAAGGAGTTATTGGACAACAAGGATCAATTGGAGCTAGTACTAGATGGTACAGCCGACCAGGCATTCCTCCAGGTTCATTTCTTGGACCTTTTTTCGAAGGTGATCAGTATTTAGATGTATCTAATGGTGAAATTTATGAATACGATGGTGCATCATGGCTTCCTGTAGGAAATATCGCTGGTCCTCAAGGATCTACCGGTGCTCAAGGAAGTATTGGAGTTCAAGGAACGACTGGTGCTCAAGGAATAACTGGTGCTCAAGGAAATCAAGGACCAACCGGTCTTCAAGGAACATTTGGAGCTCAAGGTAACCAAGGTCCAACTGGAAATCAAGGTGTAGCAGGAACTAGTTCACTAGCTTCTATGACTTACACATTCACTCACGACACAACGACACCGACACAACCAGTTAATACTGGATTTGCAACATTTTTCGAACAAGAAGGATCATTTGTTATAAACGTAACCGACAACGGAGGCGTAGATAATACTAATAGATTTATTAGATCTTTTGAAAACAACGCGTTTGATTTAACACTTATTAGCTCTACACAACCTAGTAGGATCAATCAATATTCATTTGATAATGTCTTTGTAGATTTTACAACATTGGCAGCTGCTGGATGCGTTGTTATATATGGTGCAACTTATAATACTAATACGCCACCTTTATATAATCCAGGATCTGGAGGAGTTGGAGACATTACAATGTCCGGTAATATGAATACTGGACAACCAATATTTTCAAATTTCTTTGCTGATAAATGGACGGTAGATGGAGCTGGAGGATCACAAGGAAATACTGGAGCTCAAGGTAACCAAGGCCCAACTGGTTCTCAAGGAACTACTGGAACTCAAGGAACTACTGGAACTCAAGGAACTACTGGAACTCAAGGAACTACTGGTACTCAAGGAACTACTGGTACTCAAGGAAATCAAGGTCCTATAGGTTCTCAAGGAGATACTGGAACGGCATTTGAAATCGCACAAATTTTTAATAGCACTGCTGAATTACTAAGTGGGACAATCGAAGCTGGTAAATTTGGTTTAGTTGCTGGTTCATTGGAACAAACAGATCCAGATTATGGTGCTCTATATTTATATGATGGAGCAAGCTGGACTTATATAACTGACATGTCAGTTGAAGGAGCTGCCGGAGTTCAAGGTCCTACAGGTCCTCAAGGAACTCAAGGAAGACAAGGTACTAATGGTACTAATGGAGCTCAAGGTAACCAAGGTACTACAGGTTCTCAAGGAAATCAAGGAACAAATGGTGAAAATGGTACCGGTTTTGATGGAGCTGTATCGGGTAGATGGATTTTAACCGGTGGCGACGCCGATAATGCTCTTCCGACATATTTTACCGTTAATGGCAACAACCCGATGGGTATTGATGTTTCTTTAATAACGCAATTCGCATGGAATATAAATTCACTTAATGGTAATCATGGTGGATGGTTAGAAATATTAGTTAATGTTGCATCGTATGGTAATCCTGAACAATTACCACCACTTCTTCAAATAACTGATGTTAATACTGGTAACATTATTGGTTTATATGCCGTAACAAATGGAGAAGGAAATGAAAATGTTGGTGTAGTAACTGCTAGTTTTATATCAGGACAAGGAACATTAATTGAAGGAAACACATACTCATTCTCATTTGTATTAAATGGTGCAAATGGAACACAAGGAAATCAAGGTAACCAAGGACCGACTGGAATTCAAGGTTCAGCTGGAACTCAAGGTAACCAAGGACCAACTGGACTTCAAGGTAACCAAGGACCAACTGGACTTCAAGGAACTCAAGGTATAGAAGGAACAGATGGAACAGATGGAACAGATGGAACTAACGGTGCACTAGCTTGGACATATAGAATAAATACAACTAATTTAGAGGATCAAGATCCTGGAAATGATTACCTAAGTTTTAATGCAGATCCATTTACTTCAGCAACACAAATTAAAGTAGACGATAATCCATACGGGTTAAACACTACTCTTCATGACTTATTTTTAAATATTCAAAGTGGTTATTTAACCTTAACAGATCAAGCTAATCCTGGAACATATGTTACGTATCAAATAACTTCATGTATAGATGGTACAGCTACGAACGAAACTCAAGATGGAAGTTATGTAATATTTAATGTAACATTAGTTAGTACTTATGGTATACTAAATGATGAGAGTTTTGCTACTCTAAGTATTGCACTTGCTGGAGCTCAAGGTTCACAAGGAACAGCCGGAACAAATGGAAATCAAGGAAATCAAGGTCCGACAGGTCTTCAAGGAACTGTTGGAACACAAGGAACTGTTGGAACACAAGGAACTACAGGTGCTCAAGGAAATCAAGGTCCTGTTGGACAACAAGGAATTAAAGGAGATACTGGATTCCAAGGAAATACAGGAGCTCAAGGAAATCAAGGTCCTACTGGACAACAAGGTAGCCAAGGTCCTACTGGATTCCAAGGTCTTATAGGTTTCCAAGGTAACCAAGGTCCTACTGGATTCCAAGGAGTTATAGGTGAACAAGGAGCAGCAGGAATAGATGCGGTATGGAACTTTTTAGGTCCATGGGACGGTGGTACTGTTTATAATATAGGTTCTGTCGTAACTCATGGTGGTGAAACTTGGTATTGTATACGATACGCACCTCAGGGTTATGGACCTTTTGGTGGTTATATTGATGGTGAAGAAGATTATTGGATTTTAATTGCCGCAGCCGGATCAGAAGGAGCTCAAGGAACTGTAGGTTCTCAAGGAACTGTAGGTTCTCAAGGTAATCAAGGTCCAACTGGAATTCAAGGAACTTACGGAGCTCAAGGAGATACTGGAACACAAGGAATTATTGGTTCTCAAGGTCGTCAAGGTCCTGTTGGATCTCAAGGTGTAGTAGGTACTCAAGGAGACACTGGGATGGGATTTGAAATAGAAACTATATTCCCTGATCTTGAATCTCTATTATCATCAACGATATCAGCTGGTAAATTTGGTATTGTTGGAGCACCGCTTCCGCAAGATCATCCAGATTACGGAGCTCTTTATTTTTATAATGGTTCTTCATGGTTATACATAACCGATATGTCAGTTGCTGGAACAGCAGGTATACAAGGTCCTGCTGGTCCACAAGGAACTCAAGGTCGACAAGGTACTAATGGTACTCAAGGAAATCAGGGTCCAACTGGTCTACAAGGAACTGTTGGAGCACAAGGAGAAAAAGGATTCCAAGGAACTTCTGGAACAAATGGAACCCAAGGATTCCAAGGTAACCAAGGTCCAACTGGTCTACAAGGAACATTTGGAGCACAAGGAATCGATGGAGTACAAGGAGCAACTGGAATTGCATTAATTTGGCATATTGAAGGAAATGATCCAGAACCAACATATCCAGAACCATACGTATGGAATACTGGAGACCATTGGTTAAACACAACGAACGGCACTATATTCGAATGGAATGGTACATCATTTGTACCACTTGATGGAAACTTACAAGGACCTGCTGGAAATCAAGGTAACCAAGGTCCAACCGGAGCAGGAACACAAGGTACTCAAGGAAATCAAGGTCCAACCGGAATCCAAGGTACTAATGGTACTCAAGGAAATCAAGGTCCTGTTGGAACTGGAACACAGGGTCCACAAGGAAATCAAGGTCCGATCGGTAATCAAGGTGTTACCGGAGGAGAAGGTCCTCAAGGAACACAAGGACGTCAAGGAGGAAATGGTCCTCAAGGAAATAATGGAATGCAAGGTAACCAAGGTCCTACAGGATTCCAAGGTATTACTGGAGCCGGTACTCAAGGAAATCAAGGTCCAACTGGAACTGGAACTCAAGGAACTCAAGGTCGACAAGGTCCAACTGGAGCTGGATTCTCAATAATATACGATCAAATATTATATGTTGATCTGAATGGTAATGATGCAACTGCAGTTTTAGGAGATCCAACAAATCCATGGGCTACTATCGAAGCTGCATTTAATTATTGTATAACCGAATCTATTACAAGATATGAGATTTACGTAAATCCTGGAGTACATAATTTAAACGTAGGTCATCAGGCTATAGATATTAGAGGAACTGTATCACTTAATCTATCACCAAATGTGAAAATAGTTGCGCAGGCTAGTAGTGGTGTTTGTATTTTTAATGCTGGAAGCGGATGCGACTTTAAAATAACCGGAGGTGGAAGAGCACACAGTCAAATATATGTTGGAGCTAGAGGTTTAATACAAGGTGAAGATGGATCAGAAACTTTAATTTCACTTGAAAGTATATATGTTTATGTTGACTCTTCGGATACGGGTTATGATGGAACTGTTGTTGAAGTTGTAAATGCTAGTTTAAAAATCGACAATTGTTATTTAGAACAAAGCGCATTAACCCCAGATGAAGCAACTGGAGCTTCTGCATCAGTTATTAAATTAATTCAAGGAACAGTACGTTGTAAATCTTCTACATTAAAACTAAATGACTTCGGAGGAGATATAACAACCCTACCAGCTGTTGGATCTGGAGATGCTCAATTATATTCTTGGATTATTAAAGAAACACAAAACGCTGATTTACATAGAATCATGTTACATCAAACAGCAATGATTGTTGAAAGTGGTGGTGGATTTATATTAACTAATCCTGGAATTTCAACAAGTAATAGAAGTCTTCTTTTAGATTCTGTTTATATGCATTCATTAACTGGATTACACGCAACACTCTGGATGGATCAAACTGGTTCTACAGATACATATTATGTTGGTTCAAACTGCGTTTCAGGTGGTAAAGCACCGGAGGGAAATTGGTTACAATTACCTCCAGATTCAATGGTGCCAAATATTATAACGTTTGAAATACCAACAATAATGCCTTATTAATGTCTACATTTAAGAATAGAAAAACAATATCTTACACAGGATCTCCTTCATATACTTTAGAACTTCAACATTCTGAATTCGTGATAGGAGATTCTCAAGTTGGTGCTTCGGGATTTAGCATAGTTTTACCAAGAACTCAAGGAGGAACTGGTACTATTAAACTGCTTGAGGGAATGTCATTTATTATATCAGATGAATATGGAAATATTACTGGAAACGGACCTTCGATCAGAACAAACGCAAACGATGTTGCTGGTGAAGTAGCTGTTTATGTAAATGGAAGTAATGCTCAAAGTGGATATAATGGAGCATTAAAGGTACCTTACGCTTCTTATATTTTAATCTATGAAGGTAGTGGAACTTTCACTCTATTACAAGGAGGTTCAGGAGCACAAGGTCCAACTGGAAATGGAACTCAGGGACCACAAGGAAACCAAGGTCCGCAAGGAAGACAAGGACCACAAGGAAACCAAGGTCCACAAGGAAATCAAGGACCACAAGGAAATCAAGGACCACAAGGAGATAGAGGTTTTCAAGGAAATCAAGGACCACAAGGAGATAGAGGTTTTCAAGGAAACCAAGGACCACAAGGAAATCAAGGACCACAAGGAAGACAAGGCTCAAATGGATTAGATTCTACAACAGCTGGTCCTCAAGGAAGACAAGGTCCGACAGGAGATGCTTCAACGGTTGCAGGTCCGCAAGGAAGACAAGGTCCGACAGGAGATGCTTCAACGGTTGCAGGTCCGCAAGGAAGACAAGGTCCTAGTGGATTAGATTCTACAACAGCAGGTCCACAAGGAAGACAAGGTCCGACAGGAAATACACTATCAACTAGTGGAACTTATTACATACAAGTATCTGATGGTGATGGTGGTGTTACCTCATCATCTGGAATGACTGGAAATACTAGTACAAATGTAATTACAGCAAGCGGTTTTTACCAAAGTTCAAGTCGAACTCTTAAGACCAATATAAAAGATTATACATATTCAGCTACTGATTTATTAAAATCGGTAAATGTTGTTGAATTTAATTATAAGAATGATTTAGAAAATAAGCATATTGGTTTTGTCGCTGAAGATACTCCTATTGAGTTATCTACAAAAGATCAAAACTCAATGGACACTAACTCGACTGTTGGTATTTTAATTAAATCGATTCAAGAGTTAGAGGCAAGAATAAAAGAACTAGAAACACCTCAGAAATATGTCAAGAATTAATGGATATGGAGTTACAGGCAATGAATTACAGGCAATGGTTAATGAACGTATTCTTCTTGCGAAAGGTTCAATTCCAGCAACTAATTATTGTTTAACTAATTCCGAAGTTTTTGCAGGAGCCTATGTTTATAAAGGCAGTGCGCCAACCGGTACATTTTTACCAGATACTCTTTTGTTCGCTCCGGTACAAAATCCGTTTGACGCTTCAAATTTTTTAGCAAATTTCACTAATATTAATCCGATCGGATCTCAATCTGTCCTATTTCAAACGGATCAAATTGCAAATCCATACCTAAATGTTGATTTATTTGGATATGTAAATGGTGCACCCTTAAGATTAGATCCGGGTAGTAATTTAGATGGTTTATTTTTTGGAGGTCCTCAGTATTCTCCACAAATGAATCAATATGTTAAAGTTGGTAATAATGTATCAGTGCAGGCAAATTTTGGATTAAATGCTCAAGAAGGAGTAAACGAATGGGGTTGGGCTGCTGGTGGATATGGAGTATTAGAAATATGGGTTAATGAAGTTTTAACCAGCATACAAACAACCGGCTATAGGCCACCTGCATACAGTGCAAACGCAGTTAGTTTATCCTACAATTTTATAGTTCAACCTAATACCGATTATCGTATTAGTTCTTATGCTGTTCAAAATCTTTCAGATGTTATAACTGACTGTAATGGACAGTCAACTTTGTATTTAGAACCTTCTGAAGTACAATCTTATTCCTTCGATGTAGGTCCTGGACCAGCAAGGTTTCAACTTAGAGCCCTATATGCTCGTAAATATTATAGTCCAAACTCATATCCTACATCAGGAAGTCTTAGTAACTCATGGTGGCAAGGGGATGTTAATGTAGGAGAAACTGATACAATATTAGCTCAAAATGGTTCTACTTACAACGGTGGTGCATATCCAGATTTAGTACCGACTGACGCGATTCAAGGTTGGACGTTTATTACAGCTGGAGAAGAGCTTATTCACATAAATTTACGTGCTGGATCTCCAGATACTGTATGGGAAATAAGTTCATATATTGGATGTTCAGTTCCTGGAACAGTTACTGCTTTGCACTGGTCTCCTGATACTTATGAAAACGCATGTGATTCAAATTATAGTTATCATTATTTTGATGGTGTTGAAACAACGATTGATGGATTCACCGGATATAAAAATTATCTAGTAACTGGTAGTCTTGGTGTAAATGGTGTGATTTCAGCATATCCCAATGGAACAGAATTAATTTCTAATACAGCATACGGTGTAGCAGGAAAAAGACAATACACATATCCTAGTTATGGTGATAGTGTATATCTAGGATATTCCGGTATGTTAGTGAATCCTGGATATTATTCAGATGGAACAAATTGGGTACAAGTTGGAGATTCAACAGCAACAACCGGATATAATAATGGTGTAATTGTTGATTCTGGAACATGTCAATCTGGTATATTTTATTATTATAACAAGTATGATAGGAGCTGTAATATGATAGAAAGTGGAGGTATTCTACAGTTATTAAGCCTTCCTTACGATGTGTGGTACAATGACACACATTCTGAATACTCATATCAATTATTTGGTCCTGCTCAACCTACTAATAATCCTGAATATATTTTTGCAGGTCAGCAATTTAATAGCAGTTTTTGTTCTAATACTGGTGGTGGAGGTTTCGAAGAATTTCAACCATAACAAAATACTTTTCTAATTTAAAATAGATACATAGATTAAATACCAAAAATAAGTCTATTTTAAATGGCAGTTTTCAAAAATATTGCAACTATAAATCCAACTGATGGAAATCCTTTTTATGTTCTAAGCTTACAAAGTTCAGAATTTGTTTTAGGTTCTAGTGCTGGCGATTTCACCTTTGGAATTGTTTTACCAAAAGTTAATCAAACTGGAACTATTAAATTAGTTCCTGGAATGAAATTCACAATCACAGACAGGGATGGTTATATTACAAGCGGAGGTCCACAAATATTCAGACACGTTAATGAAACATCTACTGTTATTATTAATGGCCAGTCTATAACGGCATCCGTTGGTTATTCAATGATGGATGTACCTTTTACATCCTATGTTCTTACCTACAACGGTGATGGAATATGGACGATGCTTGAGGGTGCTGATGGTAATATAACAGGAGCTACTGGAGCTACTGGAGCACAAGGAGACAGAGGTTTTCAAGGTTTTCAAGGAAATAATTCAACAGTTGCTGGACAACAAGGAAGTCAAGGTGCAACTGGAACAGGAGCACAAGGTACCCAAGGTAATCAAGGCCCAGACGGTATTCAAGGAACTGCAGGTTCTCAAGGAACCCAAGGTCGACAAGGCCCAACCGGTATTGGAACCACTGGTTCCCAAGGAACTACCGGACAAGGTTTTAGCATACATCAAATTTACAATTCAGTAGAAGAACTTTTATCAAACACAATACCAGATGGTTTATTTGGTTTGGTTGCGGGTACATTACCACAAGACGATCCGAATTACGGTAGTCTATATTTATATACTGCTGGAACATGGACTTATATAACAGATATGTCAGTTCAAGGAGCTGCTGGTATTCAAGGAACTCAAGGTGGTTTAGGCTCTCAAGGTCGACAAGGACCAACAGGAGTTCAAGGTGCTGTAGGTTCTCAAGGAAATCAAGGTCCGACCGGTCTACAAGGTATTGAAGGACAACAAGGTACTGAGGGACAACAAGGAGACCAAGGTACTACAGGTCCACAAGGAGAACAGGGAACTTATGGTGCTCAAGGAAACGATGGAATTAATGGAATTAATGGAGACCAAGGAGCAACTGGTCCACAAGGAAATACTGGAGCGCAAGGACGTCAAGGTCCGACTGGCCAACAAGGTAATCAAGGAAATCAAGGTGATACTGGTCCCCAAGGTATTGAAGGACAACAAGGAAATCAAGGTCCAACAGGTGATCAAGGAACTGCTGGAACTAATGGATCTGTTGGAGGTGGAATATTCTATGCAAATTTATATGGTGGACAGATAGATGAACTAGGATCATGGATGTGGGTTAATGGTTTTAGTAATAATGAATATTTTACACCCACTGCAACATATGCACTTTATTTAAGTGGTAATTTATATACAGATTCTACTTTTACTACAGCAATAGACATCGAGTCAATAAGACTTAATCATGGAGCCGGCGATTATATTCAATTAATGGCAGTAGATGGATCTGGATTTGGAACTTATAAAATAACAAGTAGATATGATAGTGATACTCCAGGACATACTAATGGTTCAGTTTACCAATTACAAGGTATTGGTGGAGCTGGAATTGTTGGAAATAACGTAGAAAATTATGAAGTATCGGTTTCTTTTCAGAAATCAGGTCCACAAGGATATACTGGATCTACAGGCCCACAAGGAACTACTGGTGCTCAAGGTATTCAAGGAACATTTGGACAACAAGGAAACCAAGGACCAACCGGTCTTCAAGGTACCCTAGGACAACAAGGAAATCAGGGTCCAACTGGTCTACAAGGAACATTTGGTGCTCAAGGTGATCAAGGATTAACAAGTAAATGGCACGCTGAATTTGGCGCTCCAATGCCATGGCCACATCCTTATGGCGAAGAATATAATTTTGGAGATCACTGGTTAAATGCAGATACAGGAGATGTATTTGAATTTGATGGTATGGAATTTATTTTAGTAGGAAATATACAAGGTCCAACTGGAATTCAAGGAACTACTGGAACTCAAGGTAACCAAGGTCCTACTGGAACTGGAGCACAAGGAACTGCTGGTGCTCAAGGAAACCAAGGACCAACTGGACTTCAAGGTAACCAAGGACCAACTGGTATACAAGGAACATTTGGACAACAAGGAAATCAAGGACCAACTGGTATACAAGGAACATTTGGACAACAAGGAAATCAAGGACCAACCGGTCTTCAAGGTACCCTAGGACAACAAGGAAATCAAGGTCCAACTGGTATCCAAGGAACCTTAGGACAACAAGGAAATCAAGGACCAACCGGTCTTCAAGGTACCGTAGGACAACAAGGAAATCAAGGTCCAACTGGTATTCAAGGAACTTTAGGTCAACAAGGTAACCAAGGACCAACTGGTATTCAAGGAAATATCGGTCAAGGTTTTAACATATACCAAATTTACAATTCAGTAGAAGAACTTTTAGCAGATAACATACCAAGTGGTTTATTTGGTTTAGTTGCTGGAACTTTACCACAATCTAATTCAGATTACGGTGCTTTATATTATTATGATGGTGAAGTATGGACTTATATAACTGATATGTCGGTTCAAGGAGCTGCTGGTATTCAAGGAACTACAGGTGCTCAAGGTCGACAAGGACCAACAGGAGTTCAAGGTAATCAAGGCCCTACCGGTATTCAAGGAACTTTAGGTCAACAAGGTAACCAAGGACCGACTGGATTCCAAGGTAACCAAGGACCGACTGGTATCCAAGGAACATTTGGACAACAGGGAAATCAAGGTCCAACTGGTCTTCAAGGAACCATAGGTCAACAAGGAAATCAAGGTCCAACCGGTATTCAAGGAACCTTTGGACAACAAGGAAATCAAGGACCAAATGGTATTCAAGGAACAGTAGGTACTCAAGGTTTTCAAGGTCGACAAGGACCACAAGGAAATCAAGGACCAACTGGTATTCAAGGAACATTAGGTAATCAAGGATTCCAAGGTCTATCTTTAAACTGGAGAGGAGAATACGCACTTAATACTTATTATGCAAATGATGTAATTAGTTATTCCGGAAGTGCATGGATTTGTGTTGTTGACAATACATACGATCTTAATCCAGGTGATGGAGAACAAACTTCATGGCAATTACTAGCTGCACAAGGTTCTCAAGGATTTACTGGAAATAATGGAGCTCAAGGTAATCAAGGTCGACAAGGACCAACTGGTATTCAAGGAACATTTGGTGCTCAAGGTAATCAAGGACCAACTGGTATTCAAGGAACTGTAGGTACTCAAGGTTTCCAAGGTAATCAAGGACCGACTGGTATACAAGGAACATTTGGAGCTCAAGGTAACCAAGGACCTACTGGATTCCAAGGTAATCAAGGTGCTTCAGCAGCAACTTCTATAACAAATAATACTGATAATTATGTAGTAACTGCTACTGGTAACGGTGCTACTCCATTTAACGGTGAATCGCTACTTCAATTCGATGGAAGTGCATTAAAAATGTTATTTCAATCTGGTGATGAAGGCGGTGAAATATTTTTAAATAAAGCAGTAACTAATACAACACTTTCTGGTGGTATAACTGTTGATGTTTGGCAAGATAGATTAAGATTTTTTGAATCAGGTGGAACAGCAAGAGGAGCTTATATTGACCTTTCAGCAACTGCTGCTGGTGTTGGTACCAATCTATTAGCTGGTGGTCCACAAGGAAATACTGGAGCGCAAGGACGTCAAGGTCCTCAAGGTTTAAATGGTGCTCAAGGAAATCAAGGACCAACTGGAATACAAGGAACAGTTGGAGCTCAAGGTAATCAAGGACCAACTGGAATACAAGGAACAGTTGGAGCTCAAGGTAATCAAGGACCAACTGGAATACAAGGAACGGTTGGAGCTCAAGGTAATCAAGGACCAACTGGTATTCAAGGAACAGTCGGAGCTCAAGGTAATCAAGGTCGACAAGGACCAACTGGTATTCAAGGAACAGTTGGTACCGATGGACTAAGTCTGCTAGCAGATCCTGCAATAATAAATCCTAACGGAGAATTTATTGGTGCTTACTACGGACAACAATTTTATGCAGCAAACGGTATTATATGGTACTGGGATAACGAATTATGGCAACAACAATATAATTTAACTGGTCCTCAAGGATTTACCGGAGGAACAGGCGCCCAAGGTAGACAAGGACCGAATGGACCACAAGGAAATCAAGGACCAACTGGTCTTCAAGGAACCTTAGGTCAACAAGGAAATCAAGGACCAACTGGTCAACAAGGAAATCAAGGACCAACTGGTCTTCAAGGAACTTTAGGTGCTCAAGGAAATCAAGGACCGACTGGTATTCAAGGAACAGTTGGAGCTCAAGGTAATCAAGGTCCGACCGGTATTCAAGGTACTGTTGGTGCTCAAGGTCGTCAAGGACCGACTGGAGATCAAGGTACTGTTGGTGCTCAAGGTCGTCAAGGACCGACTGGAGATCAAGGAACTTTAGGAGCTCAAGGTCGTCAAGGACCAACTGGAATACAAGGAACAGTTGGGGCTCAAGGTAATCAAGGACCAACTGGAATACAAGGAACAGTTGGAGCTCAAGGTAATCAAGGACCAACCGGTCTTCAAGGAACTTTAGGTGCTGCATCAACCGTTGCTGGTCCTCAGGGTCGACAAGGTCCTAATGGTGCAGATTCAGCAGTTGCTGGTCCTCAAGGTCGTCAAGGACCAACTGGAATACAAGGAACTGCTGGAACAAACGCAACAGGAACTCAAGGATTTCAAGGAATTCAAGGAACTGCTGGAACAAACGCAACAGGAACTCAAGGATTTCAAGGAATTCAAGGAAGTGCTGGTTCGAACTCAACTGTTGCCGGCCCTCCAGGCCCTCCAGGTGGTTCTGGAACATCAAACGTGTATGCGACTGCAATGGATCAGTATGTTAGAACAATTGATTCTCCTACATTTGCTGATGTAACTATTTCTTCAGATGCTAGATTAAAAACTAACATCGAAGTGATTACCAACGCCTTAGCGACAATCATGCAAATCAATGGTGTTACATATAACTGGAGTGAAGAAATGCTAAGGATGTCTCCTAGTAAATCAGGACAGACTGGTTATGGATTCATTGCACAAGAACTTGAAAAAGTTTTACCACACTTAGTAAAAGCTGGAGATTATAAGTCAATTCAATATGATGGATTGATTCCGATACTATTACAAGCAATTAAAGAATTATATTTAGAAATAGAGAAACTAAAGAAGAATTCTTAATATAAGTATAGATGAATAATGTAAATAAATCTATATACAAGAAAAACAGGCGCAGAAGCCGATATGACAAATTATCGTCAGATATCGTAGCTTCTGCGCTTTCTTTATGGAAAAAGGATTTCGATAACGGAAAGACACTATCACAATATTTTGATCAGATTGAAGATTTCTTAGAATTTGACATACATTGCGATATTATATTTAAAGGAGAAGGTTTCTCAGTTTTAGATTCTACTGGTAGTGATGCCCGAGATTTCGATGATGACGATGATTCAATGACACCATTTATTCAAGTAAGTTTTGCAGTTGATCCAACGTGGCTTCCAGACTACTGGGAAGAGATTTATTATTATTTATGTGATGTTGTTCGACATGAGATAGAACATATCACACAAGATGGTATTTCAATTGAAAACTACAAGGCTGGAAAGCCAATCGAAGATGATTCAGCACTTAGATTATTAATTAATAGCGGAGTACTCGGAAGAGCGGAGTATTTGATTTTACCTAAAGAAGTTGATGCTAATATCCAAGGTCTTCGCTTTGAAAGCAGGAAACGCAAAGAATCTATGATAAATACTATAGATCGATACTTAGATACCCAAGGTTTGACACAGGATGAACGAGAAGATGTACTGGATGTATGGAGACAAAGATCTAAAAAAATAGGAGGAATCCCAACATTCTAAATGAAAAGAGTTAAGCAATTTGAAGAACATTTTGACCGTAAAGAATTGGTCGACAATATTTATGAATCCTTAAAGGATTATCAAACTCGTGAAGAGATTGAAGAATTTGTTGGAGAAGGTTTCTTTGATTTTATTAAAGGTCTTGTCATGAATCCTCTTAAAAAGCGTCAATTAAATAAATTAGCAGACCGATTAGTTTCTGTTAGAATTGAAATTGGCAAGTTACAAATTGAGGGCGATGAGGTTGAACAGTTTGAAGATGAGCTAGAAAGCAAGTATGATGAATACGATTATAACGCTCCTACTGCTCCAAAATCAAGTAAGAGTTCAAGTACACATGATGTAAAAATTGAATTGTTAGAAGCTCAAGAAGAAGACATTATTACAATGATGGATGCTATTGGCGAAGAAAATGAAACACTTGCAAAATATGTTTCTAAAGTAAAATTAGAAGCAAGATTTAAATCGACCGAAGCTCTTATGAGGTTTGCCGATTCAGACATTAAGCGTACTCTAAGCAAAATGATACAACAAGATAAGAAGAAAATTGACGCATTAGACAAAGAAATTAAACAAGACATCAATGATTAGATGACACTGGTTGGTTGATATTTTTGACTATATAATCAATCATAAAGATAAAGATAATTAAGCCAAGTGGTTCTCTGTGACCACCTTTTCTATAAAAATCACACATTTACTATAAAAATGATAAAAGAAGCATATTCCAAGACAAAAATTCTAATTTTCGACTTAGATGACACATTAGTCATCACACAGGCGAAGATTAAAGTTTGCGATTCGAAGAATGGAAATTGCTTCGAATTATCTCCAGAAGAGTTCAATACTTACCAAAGTAGCAAGAGACATATCCTAAATTTTGATGATTTTAAGAACTTAGACATCATGAAAGCTGGAAAACTAATTCAAAAATACTTAGATATTTTAGAAAAGAATTACAAGAGGGGAAATGCGATTGGAGTAATTACAGCAAGAGACGATCAAGACATGATTTATACTTGGTTAAAAGACCATGTTGGATTTGATGTTAAGCGAGAATTTATATGGGCAATTAATGACCCTAAAATGAAACTATCCGGCTCAATCGCAGAAAAGAAAAAAGAAGCGATGAAATGGTTTGTTGAAAAAGGCTACACTGATATTACGTTCTTCGATGACGATGTTAACAACATAGATTTAATTAATCAACTAGGCAGAGAACTTGCAGATGTTTCAATTAAAACACATTTAGCCAAACACGCTTAATAAATATACAAATATAATTAAGAACATGAAACATATTAAATTATTTGAAGATTTCATAAATGAAGCACAGATCGATAACGATTATACTTTCGATAGTCGTGAGGACTATAATAAGGCTGTTGCAGCTCTATATAATGCTGGTTTATATAGATCGGGAAGTGGCAATCCACCAAAGGGCGATGAACCTGGCACATACAAAGAGGATGAAAACTGGTTAAACCTTAGAATCATCAGTGGTGAAAAAGAAGCAGTTAAGATCCTAAAGAAAACAAAACTTAAATATAAGGCCAAATACCAAAAGCCAATGGGCTATAAAGTATTCAACCAAGGAGGATACCTAGACTAATGAAACACATTAAATTATTTGAAGATTTCATAAATGAAGCTATATCAGTAGATGCGGCATACGTTCATCAAATTACAAGATGTGGCCAAGATGCTGCACAAAATTTCATTGATGATAATAAGATAGATGGTAAAAAGTTAGCTGATTATGTTAAACAGCACAGAGATTCTAAAGAGAAATACGACGTTAGAGATATTATTGCAGGTACTGGAGTAGGAGCTAATAAAAGTTTCGTAAAAAGATTCATTAAAGAGCTTAAATAACATGAAGCATATTAAACTATACGAAGATTTCGTAACTGAGTCGAAGGACATGAAAAGATGGGGTAATGAATTATGGAACCGTGCTGACGAATTCAAACGTAAGAAACTAATTCAAAGTCGACTTGGAGTCGAGCAACCAACCGAAGACCTAGTTAAATTGCCTTGGTCAGAACTACCACAAGAAATCCGTAAGGAAGTAATTGAAATTAAGGAAATGGCCAGTACCGATGTTCATTATAAGAATATTATGGCTCATTACGACCAGGCAACCGCAACAGGCAAACACCAAATCGAGATCGTAGTAACTGGTAAAAAATCAAACCGTGCTAAAGTCGAAGAGGAACTATTAGATACAACATATGAAGATATTCTACAATTCGAAGAGGAACTAGGAATCATAGATAAATACTAAAAGGTATAATCATGGCAACAACGCTAATTTACGACAGAATTCTAGAAATCAAAGATATGGTATACCATGTTGAACAGTGGACAGGAACATTAGAAGCTCTAGAGGCGCAACATCCAAACCATGATATTTACCTATACGAACCACCAATCGTGACTCCACCCGTCCTAGTAGAAGGAGAGGAACCAATTGAAACACCAACAGTCTATCCAACAGAATGGACTCCAGTCGATCCAATTGCAGCGATTGTAATTAAACAAACAAGATTATGAAACAAGTTAAAGTATTCGAACAATTTTTCATGGAGGCAGTCGAAACCGCAGTTAATCAATTTGCCAAAGACGAGATCCAAGATGGACATGACGCTAAGGTTTTCTTAGGTCAATTTAATGGTGATCAGTTCAAGGCACAGCAAACAGACAAAACCTGGCCAGACGGAACTCCAGTTACCAAACATTTTAACAAATTTCAAAACGTATCCTTAAAAGGAGAGTACCAACTAGTCGATTCAGACCGAGGTTGGTGGTATATCCTAGGACCAAAGAGTACATGGTACGCAGTAAAACATGCAGACTATGGAACACCACCATTTGAATATTAAAAACAAATTATAACAATGGCACATCAAGCACAATTAATAGCAGTCGATGGTACAATTGCACCATCCCCAACCGAACCAACATCACAACAGATCAATGAAGTTCAGAATTTCAATTGCTCAGTACAAGAACTAATTAGCAGGAACCCAGGAAAAGAAATACTCTTGGTCCATACCAGCCACACTAATCAATTCAATGCCACAGGAATTATCCTAGGCTAAACACCCGTTGCGACAACCAAACCCTAGTTAAAGGAGGACCTAACCGTCCTCTTTTTTTATGCCCGAAGTCCGGAGAGCCAGAACTCACGGCCCACCAATATACAATAAAATAAAAAATCTTAATAAGGATCTAAAAGAAAACCTAGATAAGAATAAGGGGGATCAGCAATAAGACAATAAAGATAGACAGATACCCGTGCCCTCTAGTCCCGTAGCGGTTACCCTAGTCCCTCTCCATATCCAGGTACTCCTAGTCTCCTGCTGGTCCAAACCGATATCTACCCTACGCGCGCGTGTACGTAGAGAACTAGATATATAGTGTTCAAGCCCTGAAGTCAGACCCCGAAGGGTCCTTAAACCTCAACTCACACATACACACCCGCGGTCTCTAGCGCCTACCTTCACTCCGCTGAAATCTCTAAGTACTGGGGGGGGGAGTAACCGCGAATTTACTACCGGTCGGATTAACTAACGAGCCCCGGACATGCCAAAAGGACCCGAACATCCACGAACAGATCCTTTGTAACCGGTATACCGGTCTGGCTAGTCTTAGATCTCTACTGAGTCCTGTTCTATTTCCGCTTCGGTAGCTAGAGTCGCTAAACCAAAGATTCGGTCCCAAGCGTCTGATTCCTTACCGATCTGTGCAACTTCGGAAGCTACGATCTCGTCGTTATATAGGTCTCTGGCGTATCTGTCGCCGTCGAATCCTACTCCGTTCGTTAGGTTAAAATAGAGTTTCTTATTTACTTGGCCGACGCGGTTCTTCGAGAACTCCATGTAGCGGGATCCTGAGTTTTCGGATCCGTCCCACTGTAGGCTCATCATCGACGTGGTCATGTGTTTTAGTTTATTCGACCCGACGAAGTTACCGCCTTTCGACAGCTGCAGGATCGTAATAAAGCAGGTGTGTTTCTTCGCGTCATTATTCGCGTCGTTATGGGTCGACATCAGGTTGAGGAACCATTTTTCAACTTTACCGCGAGTAAGTCCGCATTCTTCTTTTACCGTGTCATTTACTTCGGTGTAGGAGTCAGTTAAGACTACGTCCCAACCTTGATTTAAGATTTTCTCAACGGCCTCTTTCGGACATTCTTCGTAATCGGATAGGAACAGGATCGGCAAATTACCCCATTTCGGGAATCTCTTTAAATATCTGGCCATGTCGATGCGGTTCATTTCGGCCGAGATAAAAAGAACTTTCTTACCGGCTTGGTTTAAGTTAGAGATCAGGTCTAGAAGAACCGTTGTTTTACCGATACCGGGAGCTCCAGCTGCCATGATATTAGAACCAGGTAGGAAACCACCTTCTTCGGAAACGAATTTGTCGAAGACAGTTCCAGTAGGAAGTGGTACGAATAAGTCTGGGTTAATATCTAGGTCGTCTAACATTGTCAACTTAACCTCAACTGATGGTTGACTGATGGTAACCGGAGACTTGCGGTTGGTTGCCATTGGTACCGCATAGATGTTATCGTAATCCTTTTGGCTATTCCAACGACCGGCATCGGTGATGTTTACGATACGACCTTGGTTCTGTGTCGTCCAGTTGTATTTTGCATGGTCTTTATTAACTAGGACCGTGTCATTAGGGTTTTCGATGTTTTCTAAGAAGAAGTTGTTCTCTTCTGTTTGGTGGACTGTGAATTGTTTTCTTGTCATTTTTGTGGATGTTTAAATGTTATATGTAAATATAAACAAAATTTTTCAATCGGGAAAAACATTTTGTTCAAAAAGTTATTAACAATTTTACTTGTTCTTATTACCTTTAATAACTTCGTAGATATCGGTACTAGCAGCATATAGGTACAAGAAACCAATCATTAGGGCTCCAACACAGAAAAACATTTCGTTTAATGGATCCGCGAATTTAACGTAGTTCTGTAGGGTACCTTGCATAGTCATGAAAGCTACTTTAAACGCTACTAAACAGTAGATGGTGTGGTAAATAGGTGAATACTTTTGCATAATGTGTAAGTTTTAATTTGTTATATGTAAATATAAACAAAATATTTTAAACGGTAAAACTTTTTTCACTTTATTTTCAAAAAGTTATTAACATTTCACATAAAAAAAGGGAGTCCGAAGACTCCCTTTAACAAATTAAACAAGGATTAGTTTAATAGTGAACCGATTTGAGTAGTGTTCTGTAAGACATTGTTACCAAATGGATTTGGCATGTCGTTTTGGTGATCGAAACGTGTTTTACCGAAGATGTTACCCGCTTGAACCATCATCTTAGTAGAATCTGATTCTTGCATGTTGCTCGTAATTAAGTTAGGAGCGTGAGTAGCAAAGTGTGTAAGACCATTAATAACCGACCAAACAGATTGGTTTGATTTAGCAGCTGACATTTGGTCTGCAGTAAGATCATCGAATCCAGCAGCTTTGTACTTAGATAAGTTTTCTTGTAATGGGATCCAACGATCTGCATTGTCTCCAGCATGTCCAGAGATGATGTTGTGAGCTCCTCTCATTTCTTTAAGAGATGCAGGAGTGTTAATTGCCATTCTAACTTTGTCTCCGAATGCTTTAGGTGCGTAATTGTTCTTACGTAACTCGTTCATATTTTCAAAGAACTTCTCCATAGTGGTAGAGTCTAATGAATTAAGAGTGTAAGCTTCTTCAGCTAATGCAGTGGTCATACCATTGGTACACCATAGACGATTAACATAAGGTAGGACTTGGAAACCTTGTAGTGGTGAGTTCTTAAAAGTAACTCCTCCAGTGAAAACCTCATCGCTTAAACCTTGAATACCGAAAGTAGTCTTAGGATTAAAAGCGTTGATTTGAATAATACCGCTAGTAGGATCTACCGACCAGTTAGTAACATCGAATCCTTGTTGATCGATAATTCTTTCAGCTACTCCTAAGAATTGCTCGTTAGAAATAAGATCGGTTGGTTTCTTTGTGATTCCGATTACTGTCTTATTATAAGGTGAAAGGACCAAGGTAACTTCGCTTAATTTACCAGCATTAGAAGACATAGCGTCTTTAATACGGTTAATGAAAGTTGCTTTGGCTTCAGCATTAAATAAGTTTTCGAAATTTGCAGCAAACTGATTAGACATTCCGATTAGTTTCAATAAAGACTTGAAACAACCATTGGTGATTCCGATACGAGATCCGTTATATTCGATTGTTTTGTCATCGATTAACTTTACATCTCTGAATGATACTGTCTTACGGATAGCTTGTGCTTGTAAGGTCTCTTGTTTACGTTTTGAGATAACGTTGTTTGAAAGTGTTGTAATTGTTGCCATGTTTTTTTGGAGTTTGATTTGTTAAACTGTTATATTTATATAGATTACTTTGATTTTGTTTACGACTGGATGCCCATAGTTTCAAAAAGAAATTTCTTACGGTCAAGTTCCTTCTGACGGTCTAAGAAATAACTAAGTTTAGTACTATAGAACTGTAACTTCTTTGAGTCCAGGTTCTCGATAGATTTATTAACTAGGAAGCGGTAGTAACTGATTTTTTCTGAATAATCTCTCGTCATAATGTGGATTGTTATTGTTAATTTGTTATATGTAAATATAAACATAATTTTTCAAACCGGAAACGATTTAGTGATTTATTTTCAAAAAAGTTATTAACATAGTGTTCAAAACTTTATTTTACCATGTCGTGGAAATTGATTACTTTTATATTGACGCACTACATACGGGGAATTCCTGTATATAAAACAGGTCGGAGTCTACCCTCTGCGCTCCGGTGGAAAAAGCGAACCCTTGTCGGGTGGTTAACCCTGGTGGCCATGGGCCCGTTATGTCATTTTGTTATTTTTCATAAGTAAATATAATCATTTTTCATGACATAAAAAAATATTTGTGCAACTATTTTCAAATTATTTTTTGAAACAAACGGGCAGGGCCCATATAAGATATACATTAAATAACATACAAATGAATTACACGTTCAACTCAACAAACCGTCCAAGCTCATACAAGAAATTGAGCTATGCACAAAAATTAGCTATCGTTAACAGACGCCAAAGAACTGGTGATGTTGCAAACATGGCTTACCGTACTGGTTATAGCACTACACACGTAAGTGATGTACTTAGCGGTAAAGAATTCAACGAAAGAATCTTAAATGCGACTTATGATTTACTTCGTAACCGCAAAGCGAACTCTACCTACGTTAACGCGTAAGTAGCCTTTCCAGTATCCGAAGGAAGAGGGCCCCACAAGGGCCCTTTTCTGTGTGTCCAAAATGTTAATAACTTTTTTGAAAATAAGTGCATAAAAGTTTTACCGATTGAAATAAATTGATTATATTTACATATAACAAATTAACAATAACACTTTAAAACAACATCCACATGACAAAGACAATTTTTAACTCAGAAAGAATTAGCCAAGTAGATTTTATCCAAGATCGTAAAGGAGAGTATCAAGCAATCGTTAAAGTTCAAGCCGGTTTTATGACTACCGTAGATGACTTAGGTATTAAATGTAAATGGGAATCTGGTCCATCTTGGAAAAGAGCCATTAACGTATTCCGAAGCTTTAAAAAAGGTGCATTACAGACAATCCAGTTTAAAGCAGAAGGTTCAGATAATTGGTTAACTGTTTTTGCCCGTAAAGGAAACAAAATCGTTCTGATGGACGAACAGTTATTCTTAGATATGGAAGTAGGAGATATTAACCAAAACTGGTCTAATACTAACCTATATAGTCAAAATAACTATAAGTTAGCCGGAGCTAAAACTTGGGCCGATAAAGCCTTTATCTCTAACAATAAATAATTTTAATCATGAGATACACAGTAAGATATTTCGACGGAGTCAATATTATAAATGACTTACAGACCAATGATTTCAGTAAGGTGTTAATCCGAGAAAAAGAATTAAAAAAACTATACGAAGATGTCTGGTATGCAGATGCCATCGAAGAAATCCTAGTAGGATAATTAAAACGCTTAAAAATTAAAGTATGAAGATTATAAAAAACCTGATCCTGTTATCTCGAGCCCTAAGAACTCCAGCAGGACAATTGTACGGTGCAATTAAATGCCGAATTTGTGGTCGTAACTGCGATGCAACTGGATCCGGTATGGCAATTAACGGAATGTGTGAAAGGTGCTATGAGAACGGTGGAGATGATGAATAATCACTCCAGGAGCACTTACCGGTAACACTTACCGGAGTGCACTCCCAGGACACTTCCAGAAGTCACTCCAGGTGACACTCCAGGAGCACTATATGCCACCTAGGGCACTATATGCCACCTAGGGCACTACTGAGTCACTATGCCACTACCACTCACATGCGATCATAGGTCACTAGCAGTCAAGGGACACCAGTCCCTTCGGGCCCAATAAACTAATAACCTATTAAAGACTCTATAAGAGGGACTGAGTAGACACCTAAGGCTCCTAAGAGCTATAAGCACCAAGAGTGCTCGTTATAGGCACTAGGCGCAATAAGAGCTATATAGAGATAGGAGAGCTAGAAGGTATAGGAGAGCTAGAAGGTAGCGACTTGTCGCTTAGGGACTCCTAGTCTAGCTAGGCATCGGAGTCGTACGAGCATTTGGACGCTTAAAGCGCGATTAAGGGGACTCCGAGTCCCTCCACTCCTAAGTGCATAGTGTTCTACCGGTACCCAGAATCCTGGTGGCGCGATTAGCCCAGATAAGGAAAAGGCCTGATTAGACGTACATGACTCTGCTCCAGGGTGAAGAGTCATGACTTTAAATTAATAATAAGTCTTTTAGCGAATCACTTTACCAGAAGTGCACACATTATCTCGGTCCGTGCAGGCACCCTTTTCTACCTTGCGGCCCGTTTGTGATAC